TTAATTAGGCAATTTCTCTAATATCTCTCCCCTACCTGTTAATAGCCAGTCAGCCGACACGCCATATTCCTCGACAAGATATGTCAGCCAAGCGGGCTGGAAAATGTCCTTTGACATATCCTTTTCGAGGGTATTCATATTCCAACGATTCACATCGAATTTAGTAGTAAATGTTTTCTTGCCTCTTATTTTCCTATGCTCTTTTAAATAGTAGAGAGCTTTAAAGAAACGTTCTATTATCTTTTGGCTGTCGGGTGTTTGCATAACTCGTCTGATTTGGCGTTTGCTTTATCGAATTTGGCGTTTAAATCGTTTTCTCTTTTACTTGCCTGCTGCTTCCATTTTAAAAGTGTGTCGGTACTGAAAACTGGTAATCTACGTGTTGTTATAGCTTGTTCGTATTCGTGTAGTTCTTCGGGCGACATAAATGGTATGTATTTCTCGATTTCAAGAGCCGCCTGTATATGCGCGAACACTTCCCGTTGGAGATTTGATACTTTACCAGCTTCCAACATTTCACCTTGCCCCAGCAATAACCAACGGGCATTTATTTCGGGGAGTATTGATATAATAGTCAATACGGGTTGCAGTCCGAAATTCTCACCTCTTAACAGCTTGGCAAGGTACTGTGGTGTCCACCCGCACAAAGCGGCAAACTCCGTCTGTCGCCCACCTGTCTTATATCTGATTATTTCCTGTAGTCTGTTATTCATCGTATTGGTCTTCATTCTGTGCGTTCTTTTCAATGTAGAGTTGTGCGGCTTCTGACACTGTTGCAAATGCTCGTATTTCACAAGTGATAAAATACATCAAACACCAAGCAGCTATCCCTATAAGGAGAGGCGCACCAAAGAAAACTTCTCCTATGGCAACAAAAGTGGCTATAACACTTATAAAAAGTGCAATCCACCCCAATGCAATACATACAGAAGCGGCAATGCGTAAGCCTTTAGAGCCATTGTCATAATGATTGAGAATATCCATAAATTTGTTATTTTATTCGTTTATAACTATATGTATGCGTCCAAGAAAGAGATTTATCATGTAGTTCTATTGTGCTGTTATCTATAATTTTGTAATCATAGCTTTTTGTTTGAATGATGCTATATTTGCCATTATCAACTCCATACATAACTATTTCTTTTTTCTTTATATCAATATAGAAATACATTTTCCATTCTTCTAATTGGTTATCTACATAATAGAATTGACGCGTAGCATTACCATAAAAATACATAACACCGCCCGCCGAACCATTTACCTCTTTTTGTTGATTGAAAGGTTCAAAAGATAACGTTTCGGGGGAATAGTTACTTTCCTTTTTCCATTTTCCATCTAATATTTTTAATAGTTCCTTTTCCTCGGTACTGAATTTCTTTTCATTATCTACACTATCATCCTTATTGCAAGCAAATAGTGATAGCAATACAGCTGTAATTAAAATAAACTTTTTCATATATATACTTAATACAATTTTCTATTTCATACTCATACACATCAATACTCTATATACTCCGTACACATCCGCTAATGATACCTCGAATGGGGGGAATTTGGGATTAATGGATTTACACAATACCATTTCGGACTTCTTAGACGGAAACAACTGCTTTATTACTGTTCCATTGCAAGTATCTAAGACATATACACGCCCCCAATCAATGAACGCCTTTTCATTAATGCGCTTAATTAATATCTGTGAGCCCGATGGGTATTCAGGTGCCATACTGTCACCTGCTACCGATATCGCGTAATCAGCTCCCCTAATAGGAGATATTATCTTTTCGCAGTCACTTTCCTTTACCGATACCACGAAATCATTTAACGAACCGCCCTGCGCTGATATGGGTAATAGGGGAATAATATATATACTATCAGTACTATCGGTTGCAGATATAGGAGCAATCGCTGTGTGGGTGGCATCTTCTATCATTTCGCCCTCGCCCGTTAATAACCATTGTGAATTAAATATATTATCGAACGCCCTGTTGAGCCTACGTAAAAAACTACTCGTAAGAATTTGCTCTTCCCCTTTTAATGCCTTTGATACTGTAGCTTCACTTGCTTTCATCCGCTCTGCTAAATCTTTCTGCGTATGTACAAGTCCTATGCTTTTAATGTAGTTAAATACTTGCCGAAGCCTATCTACTTTCTCCATAAAGAACAACTATTATTGTTAATAATTATAAAAATAACAATATTTATTGCTATAAATCTTGTTATAACAATTTTTCTTGTTTATATTTGCACCGTTATTACGAATAAATAACCGTGCAAATATATGAAATAATAATTGAAAAAAGAAATAAACAAACTAAAAAGTTAAGGAATGGATAAAGTAAAGATTTTCAAAACAGACTGCCAAAAGGAACGCGAAGAGCGGGATTTGGCTATCTACAAAGAGTATGAAGAGCTTACGTCCGTTGAGGGGCAAAGCAAAGTGCTCGTAGTAGAGCACTTGATGAAGAAATACGGCATTCATAGTCAAGGCACTATCTATGTTATCCGCCGCCGTGTTGAAAAACTACTAAAAGTAAGGAGGCAAAAACATGAGTAGCCAATTAAGCCCTTCTGCATCAAGGGCAAAGTATCTCTACAATAAGAAATACCAAGATGCATATTGGGAACGTAGAGCGCAAAGAGAGGCACAAAGTGAGGTTTCAAAGGCAGTAGTAAAAAAATCACGCAAAAAAGTTGTTACTGATGAAAAAACTACGCTTGAAGAGATTTGCCGTTTACGGGCATTCAAGGCAGGACTTACAGATAGCCTCGGTGAACCTATGCGGTGCTGCATCAACCGCGAGGGGTACATCGGGAAAGATGAGAAATACATTGAGGCTTTGGAGTGTAGCAATAAGACGTTAAGGAGCGAAAATCGCCGATTAATAAATCTTTTGACTGCATACCAAAAGATAATAAAGATTGGTGTAAACGGAATTTACAACGAATTTAAGATAAAGGAGGCTGCCGTATGAATATGAAAAGGCTAATAATACAATGGGCATTTCTTACTTCCCTTTTTGCAATTGGTTCGCTCGCATTTATCCTATTTGCGGGTAATGAAGACCCAAATACGACCACTCCGATGTCTATTGAAGCGTGGTTGCTGATAAAGATAGGCTCGGCACTTATGATAGCTTTCTGTATATGGGCGGGGAACTTCCTTTACAATAAGGGATATTTACCCGAGCACATAGGCAAAATATTAAAAGAAAGTGAGGAGGAATAACAATGAGTGAACAGGCACTACAGGAAATGAATGCCAAGCTGGATAGAATGGAACGCCTTACAATGATAGGCGCAAAGGAAGTATTCGACCTCGATGAGGCTGTGATGTTTACAGGGCTTAGCAAGGGGCATATTTACCGCCTTACAAGTGAGCGACAAATACCGCATTATAAAAAATGCAGAAAGTTGTATTTCAATAAAAAAGAGCTTACAGAATGGCTGCTTGCGGAGCGAGTAGATACCGCCTCTGATATATCAAGCCAAGCGGCAACTTACGTAGCAACACACAGATAATAAGCAACGCCCGAAGCTGATAGAGGGCAAAAATAAATATCAAAACAATGGATAATGAAATCATCGAAGTAGCACAGGCTGAAATGCTCCAAGCTATCAACCGTGCGGAGGTGGACGTTCAAATAGCCACCGCAAAACAGTATCCACGTGATGTGAACGCCGTCTTGAATAAGATAGCGACATACGCCACGATGGATAGGGAAACAGCAGAGGATTGCTTCTATCAACTCAAGCGAAAGGACGCTAAAGGCAACGACTCCCTTATAGAGGGGTTATCGGTACGTATGGCGGAGATTATTGCGGGGGCGTGGGGTAATATCCGAGTACAGACGCGCATCATCGGTAATGATGGGCGAATGATAACGGCACAGGCTATATGCCACGACCTTGAAACGAACTTCGCCGTAAGCAAGGAAGTAAAGCGCAGTATTCTAACAAAGAATGGGTCTCCTTTTTCACAGGATATGCAGGTAGTAACGGGCAATGCTGCAGCTTCAATTGCTTTCCGCAATGCTGTATTAACGGTAATTCCAAAAGCGGTAACGAAGCGTATCATCAACGATGTTAAGAAAGTCGCACTCGGACAGGACATAGACCTTGAAAAGAGGCGCAAGGCTATCATCGAGTATTTCGGTAATCTCGGTGTTACGGAACAACAGCTTTTCGATTACCTCAACATAACAAAAATAGAGGAAATCGACAAGGAAAAGGTATTTGAACTCCGTGCCACTGCCAATGCAATAAAGGAGGGCACAACAACGGTACAGGAGACGTTCATACGCCCCGCCGTTGAAGCTAAGAAACAAGCTGCTGGCGAAAAAGCTGCAAAGATGGCACAGGACAAGGCAGCTGCCGCTATTGCACAGGCAACAGGAGAACAAGCCCCTGCCCCTGTTGAGGCTGCTCCCGCAGATGTAGACCCCGAAACAGGGGAAATCAAAGACGGCACTCAACCTCAAGAAAAGAAAACACAAAGTAAAGGAACATCAACAACAACGGGAAAATAACATATTATGTGTACAGAAGCAGACCGTATGGAAGAAATGTATGATGACTACGAGGGAATGATGGACTATCAGAGATATGTTATAGAAAGAGATTTCGGAATAGCAAATATCAATAGTATAGATATTCCTACGTGTTCACGTCGCAATAAACGCCGCCTTAATAAAAAAGAAAAGGGGCTATTTATTATTATTCAAGATAGCAGAAAAGACGACACGACACTTATGCTTGTTGATAGACGAAAATCAAAGAAATATTGGTGGACGCACGACTTTTCGCTTGTCTATAAAGGAAAAAAAGAAGAGATGGAAAAGGTCGCAAGTAGGCTACACAAAAATAATGCAAGAATTGTAAATTTTCAAGAGTATTTTAACACACTATGAATATGGAAATAAATAAAGAAAAATTGCAGGCGTTGTATGAAACTCTTACAAATTATCCTGCCGTATCAAAAGAACAAGTTATCCACGAGTTCAACAAAGCATTCGGAAAAGACTTTTTCAAGAACAATGATACCGAGGAGAAAGATAGTTCAGAAGAAGCTGGAGTTTCCGCAGAACTAAAAGATATTAAAGAAAAAGTTCGATATTGGTATGAGCAAGATAAAGACAACAGGAGTGTCTTATGCATCGCTACCGAGCACCTTGAAAAAGAAGAGAATAACACAATATGGGTATCTCTTTTAGGTAGCGATAAGAATATCGTATGTGGTATTGCTGAGGTTTTTAGCAATGAAGAATACGAAAAAATTCCAACGCTAATAAACAAAGCTGTACAATTATCAATTTTAGACGATGCAATGAAATTCATATTTAACAAGGAGGACGAATAATGAGTAATACTATTATAAGACCAAAAGACAGAACAGAATGGCTCAAGTATCGTGAAAGCGGTATCGGGAGCAGCGAGGTAGCAACTATTATCGGGTTGAACCCTTGGGAAACACCTTATCAGTTGTGGAGGCGCAAGTTGGGATTTGACGCACCTAAGCAGGAAAATTTCGCTATGAAAGCGGGGCACTACCTCGAAGATGCGGTAAGCCTCTTTTGGCAAGATGAGACAGGAAACGAGGTTATCAAATCATCGGCGGGCGATTGGCTAATACAAGATAACGAAAAGAAGTATTTGCAAGTTAGCCCCGACCGCACTTATTGGTTAGCGGGTATGCCGCACAATGGAGATAACAAAGGTATTTTGGAATGTAAGACAACACAGAAGACTATTGACGAGGATGATATCCCAAAACATTGGTTCTGTCAAGTGCAATATCAATTGGGCGTAGCAGGCTACCAGCAAGGTTCGTTGGCTTGGCTTACACAAGGCAGGAGTTTTGGATATAAAGACCTCGCATTTGTGCCCGACTTCTATGCTTGGATAGTAGAGGAAGTCGATAAGTTTTGGATAGATAATATCCAAGGCAAGCAAGAGCCTACCGCAGCTAACGTGCAGGATATACTCTTGAAATACGACCGCCATACAGACGGAAAGATTATTGAGGTGAACGATGAGATTTTCGCCGCTTACCAAGACTTGAAAGCTGTTAAAGACGAGTTATCCGCCATTGAGGAAAAGAAAGCCGCTTTAGAGGAAAAGATAAAGCTCGGCTTCGGCGATGCGGAGGCTATCAGTTACGGAGGGCAGACACTTGCAACGTGGAAAGCCCCAAAGCCGAGCAACAAATTCGACACTAAGGCTTTCACGGCGGCACACCCCGACCTTGCCAAAGAATACACGGTACAGACACAGGGGGCAAGACGTTTCCTGTTGAAATAACAACGAGGTATGGTAACAATAAGCAATTCTCAATACGAGCAGATAATACGATATTTGAAAATTCTTTGCGAATGCCTTAATGACAACAACACTAAGAATTACAATGTCAAGCGTCTGTCGCGAAAATTGATAAAGCAGCTTGAAGAAAAGATATCGAAACAGCAGAAAGTTCTACCATAGTAAATTAGTATGATGCGCTCCGAATACGGGAGGAAACACCGAAAGGCTTCCAACGCTCTGTTGTGCGTGGTTATCCCTACGGTTCGGAGTTTTCAATAAATAAAAGATGATAACGCTAAGAGATAACCAACAAGAGCCGATAGATAAGGCTATATCGTTCTTTAAAGAGCGGAAGCCGAAGCCGAGCTTGATAGTATTGCCGACGGCTTGGGGAAAATCTATTTTGACGGCATTTGTTGCCAAGCATACGAATGATAGGTTGATAGTTCTGCAACCCTCAAAGGAGCTACTCGAACAGAACTACAAAAAGTATATGCATCTTTGCAACGGCTTCGCAAACGTAGGCATTTACAGCGCATCATTCGGTCGAAAGGAGATAGCGCAGGTGACCTATGCCACCATCGGCTCGATAAAGTCGATAGGGGCAAAATTCAAGGAATTAGGCTTTACAAAGATATTGATAGATGAGGCGCACCTATACCCACGTGAAGCGGATAGTATGCTTGGAACTTTTTTAAAGGATAGCGGGATAACGCACGTGCTCGGCATTACGGCAACGCCTGTAAAACTACAGACGAATAGAGATTTGAACGGCAACACGTTTTCAAAGCTCGTTATGCTTACATCACGGAGCAAAAAGGGCAATTTCTATAAAGAGATTATCCACGTTGGACAGGTGCAAGAAATGGTGCAACTTGGGTATTGGTCGCCGCTTAAATACGAGGCTGCGGGCTTTGATGACAGCAAACTTGTATTTAATACAAGCAAGTCAGAATATACCGAAGATAGCGTAAAGCTCGCCTATGATGCCAACGGCGGCACGCAGTCTATTATCGATGCCCTCGATAGGCATACAGACAGACAGCATATATTAGCTTTCGTTCCCTCTGTGCAAGATGCGATAGAGCTATCGGAACGATACCCTAATTCAGCAGTAATATATGGCGATATGGATAAGCGGCAGAGAGCTGATACCATAGAACGTTTCAAGGCAGGAGAAATACGTGTTATATTCAATGTTAGGGTACTTTCAACGGGGTTCGATTATACAGGCATAGATTGCATTGTATTAGGTATTTCCACAGCGTCAATTGCCTTGTATTATCAGATAATAGGACGTGGCACACGTATAGACCCCGATAAGAAAGATTGCCTAATATGTGATTTCGGGGGCAACGTTGTTCGGTTCGGACGTGTTGAGGATATAACATTTGAACAAGGGAAATTATGGAGAATGTTCGGCACAGGCGGGAGGCTGCTTTCGGGAATACCTATCCACGACATTGGGAAGTACACACGCAAAGATACGCAGACGCTTGATACTAAAGCTAACGCCCCTATCGAGATAATGCCTTTCGGGAAATACAAAGGCACAAAGATAACTGAAATTCCTCTTAATTACAGGCAGTGGATGGTGCGTGCTTTCGATTGGAACCCACGCAATGAAAAGCTCCGAAAATCAATAATAGCAACAATGTAAAGGTATAGCATACTATGGGAAGACCTACAAAAGAAAATGTCGATTACTATCCGCACTATGTAAAGAGCGGAAGAACTGTTTTCATACTTGAAAGCAAGTATGGCAATGACGGCTACGCCTTTTGGTTTAAGTTGCTTGAATTGCTCGGCGATGCAGAGGGGCATTACTATGATTGTTCGATACCCAACAACTGGGCTTATCTGCTTGCGAAAACGTGCTGTAATGAATACACGGCAAAAGAGATAATAAATACCCTATTGTCGCTCGGAAAGATAGACAAAGAGCTATGGGAGGGCGGGCAAATCATTTGGTGTCAGAAGTTCGTTGATAACGTTTCAAATGTCTACAAGATGCGCCGTGTTGAAGCTCCCACACGTCCGATTTTGCCTAATAATGAAAGGCAAGGGGTAAAGGTTTCTATAAAAGAAACGCCAACAGGTAAAGAGTTTCAACAAGAAGAAATAGACATAGAAGAGAAGAGTAGAGAAGAGAAGAGTAGAGAAGAGAAAATATCATATCCTTATCAGGATATTGTCGCCCTGTGGAATTCCACTTGCGGAGAATATTTACCCCGTGTAAAGGCACTTAGTGAAAGCAGGCGACAGAAAATCAAATGCCGCCTTATGGAGTTCGGCGGTAAAAGCAAGGAGGAATGGCTGGCGCACAGTAAAGAGCTATTCGAGCGTGTTATATCCTCCGATTTCCTACGTGGCAACAATGGCACGGGATGGACGGCAACCTTTGATTGGATATTTGATAACCCAAAGAATTGGGTAAAGGTCATAGAGGGCAACTACGATAACAACAGGGGTGCAAAAGGCTCACAGCATCAACAGCACACGAAAGCAGGTATAACGCTCGGTGTTGGCGAATACATAGAATCACAGACGGGGCGGCGCACATACGGAACGGGCAAGGCAACAATACCCGACAACGCACCCGCCCGACCATCGGAGCGGCACAGTTGGGACGCGGCAAGCAACAGCTGGATAATCATTTAAGCGAAACAAAGCCGTATGACAGGTGAAAATCTTTCTTACGGTAAAAGATACGCAAAAATGATTTCAAGCCCGCACAGCGCAAGGAAATAAGCAAATTCAAAGCCTTAACGGCTAACAAGATATAAAAGAATGAAAGATTACAGAGATTTCGGTATACAGATACCCTATGGTAAGCGGGGCGGAAAGGTAAAGACTTTTTGCCCACAATGCCATGACCAACGACACGACAAGCGAGACAAAAGCCTATCTGTCGATTTGGATAAAGGACTTTGGAATTGCCATTATTGCGGTTGGGGCGGCACGCTTAATGAAAGCACCTATGACCCATCGCCAGAGGGCAAGCGTCGATGGATGGAACAGCAGCCGTGGTATCAACGGACAAAGATGCGACAAAGACCTACGTACAAGAAGCCTCAACCCCGCCCCGCCATACCGATGACGGATAAGGCAAAAGCGTGGTTCAAAGGCAGGGGGATAAGCGAAGAAACGTTGCTTGCCTTGAAAGTAACGGAGGGAAGCGAGTGGATGCCACAGAAAAATGGGCAGGCTAATACGGTTCAATTTAACTACTACCATAACGGGGAACTTGTAAACACGAAGTTCCGAACAGGGGATAAGTGCTTCAAACTTGTTAGCGGGGCGGAATTACTACCGTACAACATTGATGCTATCAAAGGACAAAAAGAGTGTATCATCTGCGAGGGAGAAATGGACGCATTAACGTTTTACGAATGCGGACGCACGGACGTTGTGAGTGTACCTAACGGAGCGAATGCCAATCTTGATTACCTCGATGACTACATAGAGGAATATTTCGAGGATAAGGAAACGATATACATCGCATCTGACACCGATACAAAGGGGGTTCTTTTACGTGATGAGCTGTTGCGCCGTTTCGGCGTTGAACGCTGCCGAGTATTGGAATACGGGGAGGGTTGTAAAGATGCCAACGAACACCTTATGAAATTTGGAAAGGAAAGCCTATTGCAATGTATCGCCAACGCTCCCGAGATAAAGATAGACGGTGTTTTCACGGTACAGGATTTCGAACAGTCGTTGGACGCACTATTTGAGAATGGTTGGCAAAAAGGTGTTACAATAGGACACGATAACTTCGACCGCCTGTGCAGCTTTGAAACGAAACGCTTGTGTATTGTTACGGGTATTCCTGGAAGTGGCAAGAGCGAATTCATAGACGAAATAGCCGAACGTCTTAATATCCGTTACGGTTGGCGATTTGCCTATTTCAGTCCCGAGAATGCTCCCCTCTCCTATCACGCCTCAAAGCTGATAGAGAAATTCACTGGCAAACGCTTTAGCCGACAGACAATATCATATCCCGAATACAAGCAGGTAAAAGAACACATAGAGCAAAATTTCTACTTCATAGCCCCGACAGATAATTATCGGGTGGATAACATCCTCGAAAAGGCGAAATATCTTGTCCGCCGACGTGGTATTAAAGCCCTTGTTATCGACCCTTACAACAGGCTTGAAAGCGAACAGGGGGCACGCAACGAAACGCAGTATATCAGTGAATTACTCGATAAGCTAACGAACTTCGCTCAGCGCAATGACTTGTTGATAATTCTAATGGCGCATCCAACGAAGCAACCTAAGAATAAAGACGGTGTCGTGGAAGCACCGACGCTATACGATATTAGCGGTTCGGCGAACTTCTTCAACAAAGCAGATTTCGGTATCGTCGTACACCGCAACAGGTTAGAAAATACTGTAGAGGTGAATGTTCAAAAGGTGAAATTCCGACATCTCGGACAATGTGGCACGGCACTTTTTAAATACAATCTCAACAACGGGCGATACACACCGTTCACGAACGGGATAGAGCCTGTATGGGATAACGTAAATCACTTACAAGAGGAGATACGACGGAGGCAACAGGAGGCTGACGAGGCAGCAGCTTTTGACTTCACGAAGATACCCGAAGATGAATGTCCTTTTTAAAAAATACAAGCAATGAAAGATATAGAGCTTTACAACGATAGCTTCCAAAATTACAAAGGCTATCAGATACCAAAGGCGCAGTTGATACTTACGGATGTGCCTTACAATCTCGGCAATAACGCCTATGCAAGCAATCCTACGTGGTATGAGGGTGGCGATAACAAGAACGGCGAAAGCGCAAAGGCGGGTAAAAAGTTTTTCTCATCAGAGAATGAATTCAGACCTGCCGAGTTTATGCACTTTTGTTCTAAGATGCTGATAAAAGAGCCGAAAGGCACGGGGAAAGCCCCCTGTATGATAATGTTCTGCGAATTTGAGCAGCAGTTTCAATTCATAGAGCTTGGGCGGAAATATGGACTGAATAAATACATCAACCTCGTATTTCGCAAGAACTACTCGCCGCAGGTATTGAAAGCCAATATGAAGATTGTAGGCAACTGCGAATACGGCGTGTTGCTTTATCGTGATAAATTGCCGAAATTCAACAATGACGGGCAAATGGTATTCAACTGTATGGAATACCCTCGGGATATAGACACGCCGAGAGTACACCCGACACAGAAAAGCGTCCCGCTGCTCGAAAGGTTAATCGAGATTTTCACGGACAAAGGCGACGTGGTAATAGACCCTTGCGCAGGCAGCGGGACAACACTACTTGCCGCCGCCAATCTCAACCGAAAGGCATACGGGTTCGAGGTTAATAAACAATTTTGCAAAGATGCCGAAGCAAAGGTGTTGAGGCGGGTTCAAAAGAACTTATTTGTATAAATAAATAATGTAATATGGGAAATTTAGCAAAACACTACTCAACTGCAAGACTACAAGGCAGGTTGAGCGGTAACGAAGTTTCTTTTTCGGAGAATAAGGTATTCACGGAAGAGGATATTGAAGCAGCTTTCAACGCAGGGCGTGAGAGTGTGGTGGAGAAAGCGTCAGAATTAGAGTGGGAGGATATTGGCGTATACGGCGAAAAAGCAAGGTATGTTAATGTATGCAGAGCGCATAAACCATTAGAAGAGTACCTAATTCAAGAATGGTTTTGTCCTAAAGATATAAAGCTGCTTTGTAATAATTTTACAAAGAATAGTTTTAAGAATATCGAAGAAGCAAAAGCGTATGCAAAGGAGGCGTATAAACGAAGAATTAAACAAGCATTGGGGTTATGAATACAAAGAATATGTTTACCGAATTAAAACGAGTGTTTTCACATGGATATATAAATTATATCCCTAAGTTTAAGGAAACATTTCCTGAACTTAAAAATATAAGTGATAAAGATATGGCAGATAGATTTAGAAAACTCGGCATCGAATTTTATACTACGGAAAGAAAGCCAGTACCTCTGCTTGTCAGATTAACAATGCCGTTTGCTTTTATTACAGTTGTAATTATGCTAATTTTAAGTCCCATACACTTTTTTATTACAGGGAAATGGAGGTATAACTTGAAAACCAATGGCAAACTTATGAATTGGTTTGATGCTGTAGATTTCTAAGCAAAAGATTAATTATGACGATATTAGAATTACAAAAGACACTTCAAGAAATGTACGAAAAGTATGGAGATGTTGAAGTAGTTACTGAAGATACAGATTGGACTGGTGTTGAAAGATACCATGATGAAATCTTTATAGTAAAAAATGTAAAGTACAACGGCAGTATAGCTGTTGCGCTGGCAAACAATTAAAGTTATGACAACTCAAAAAAAAATAGATGAAATATTCATTGACACATTGGAAAACGTAATACAACTGTGTGAAAAGATAACGCCTGGTAACGTAGCTCACTATGTTGTACCTATAAAAGGTAGATGCCAAAGTATGATACAATTCTATAGAGAAAATTCTGTAACACATTGGCACTCTGTTAAAGATGGCGATTTACCTAAGAAAAGTGGACGCTACATAGTTATGGCACAGAATGGATATTGCCATACTTGCCAATATTGTACAGATGATAGATATTGGGACACTGTTGGTTATCAAAGTGATATTAAATATTGGATGGAGATACCAGAGTTACCAACGGAATAAAAATAATGAATTATGAAAATATTAGTACAATTCAGTGGCGGCAAAGACAGCCAAGCCTGTTTAATATGGGCTGTAAAAAAATATGGGAACAAGAATCTGATAGCTTGCTTTTGCGACACAGGCTGGGAACATGAAGAGACTTACACGCATATTCACAATGTCTGCAGCCCATTAGGCGTAGAACTTATTACACTCAAAAGCAGGAAATACAAAGACTTCGTGGATATGTCTATTAAAAAAGGAAGATTTCCTTCAACTATGGCAAGATTCTGCACGTCAGAACTAAAGGTCATTCCAATGATTGATTATATTCTTTCACAAGATGAAAGCTTTATCATCATTCAAGGTATTAGAGCGAAAGAGAGTAAGGCACGAGCAGGCTATGCAATGGAGTGTTCCTACTTTTTGGAATATTTCAACGACGAAGTAAAAGGCTTGTATCACAAGAAAGCCGTGCTTGAATGGTGCAAGACGCACGATGCAAGCGTGCTACGCCCCATATTCCATTGGACAGCACAGGAGGTGATAGACTACATACTTGCCAATGAACAACGACCAAATCCTTTGTACGAACGTGGTTTTTCACGTGTTGGTTGCTTCCCTTGCATTATGTGTAGAAAGCGTGAAGTACAGTTGATTTCAAAAGATGAATGGGCAAGCAACCGATTGATAGAGGCGGAGCAAAGAATGAAAGATGAAACAGAACGCGGCTCGTCGTTCTTTCCACCTACTTACATACCTAAGCGTTTATGCGCCAACGGCGAATACCCCACAGTGCAGGAGGTGTTCAAATATGTAAAGCGCAATGATATAGAGCTTGATATGTTTGAACCAGAGGGAGGGTATAGCTGTATGAGCGTGTATCACGGATTGTGTGAATAACGAATAAATAAATACCAAAGCTGATAGTATGAGCGGATTATTTGTTTCGCAAGACGGACACACAAAGAACCCCCAGCACTGGTCTGAGGGCGTGTCTTTTCTCGAAGCGGAGAGCGGACGATGAGGGTGTGGCATTAAAGCCTTTGGAGGATTTCTCCGAATAAATTGCACTGCAAAGATATGAAGTTTGCAACAAAGAAGCAAATATTTCTTTTGTTTTTAACCTTTAAAAAACAAAAACGCAATGAATATAACAGATTTGAAACTTGGGGACATCGTCTGCCAAAAAGACGGCGGGTTTCCAATGGTAGTAGTAGGTTTACACTCCACGCTTGATGAACTCTCAAAAGGCAAAGGCGATATTTATCTTGATTTTGAGGGCAACGAGGGCGATATGTGGGAAGCCAGTGTTGAAGATTTAGAATTGGTAAAAGAAATATAGCATGAAGAAATTTATTTTGGTTTTCAGTCTATTAGCGGCTTTATCAAGCTGCGAAACCAAGCCGTTTAAGGGCTTTTTAGTGTGTAAAGAATATGTTCCTGGGCACATGGATGATGAGCACGCAAAAATCGTACAGGAGGCGTATGTTCCTGTTCCTGTTGTTTACCCAAGAAGTCATGAGTCTGAATATGTGCCATCTGAATGGCATTTCTATGTCGCAAACAAATACGGCGTGAGAGATTTTCAGGTAGACAGTCTTACATATCTGCGGCACAAGGTGGGAGAGAGAATTATTATGAACCTAAAATAACAGATATATGAAAAGGATAATGTTCAATGACACATGCGACCTCACGCAGGCGGTGCTAAGAGAAACAAAGACGATGACAAGGCGGATAGTATCGCCATCTGTTATCAACTCCTATGACGCTTGGTACGAGGAGTTCTTATACAAGCGAACAGGCGAAGAACCTTACCAAACACTCGAGGAATACATAATAAATACCTCTAAATACAAAGTCGGCGAAGTTGTAGCGATAGCGCAAAGCTATCTTGATATAGGAAACCCTCAATTTGATAAATTCGGGCACGATGTCGCAGGGAACACCAACAAAATGTTCGTCCGTGCTGATTTGATGCCCCACCATATCAAAATTACTGATGTAAAGGTGGAACGCTTGCAGGATATTTCAGACGACGATATTTTTCGGGAAGGTATTTTTGAATTAGCTGTTGGGTACTATTATCTTCCAAACGGAAAAGATTGGGTATTCTCCACTCCACGTAGGGCATTTTGGTATCTCATTGACAATGTAAGCGGCAAAGGCACGTGGGAGAGTAACCCACTTGTAGTGGTATATAGTTTTGAATTATTAGATTAAGAAATTATGAATAGAGAAATTAAATTCAAAGGTCAGCCCACAGGAAAGGGCGGAGTATGGATGGTAGGCATTGGGGCATACAAGATACATACGGCTGAACATCTTGTATTAAACGCCAAAGGTGATAACGTGGAGGTCGTGCATCTATGTCAGTACACAGGGCTGAAAGACAAAAACGGAAAAGAAATCTTCGAGGGGGATATTTTACGGGTCAGCGAGTATGAGAACATTCTTATGAGTGAGTTCAATGATGAACCCAACCGCTTTGACATGTTCACTCTCGATGAAATAAAAGGCGACCTGAGGCTGTCGTACACCTCGCCTGTGATATGGGAAGAGGGCACGTTCTGCATCAGCACCAATGGCGACTGGCTACATCACAATGATATGTTTCTTGCCGTGCTATTCGGCGACATGAAGTGCAGCAGTCCTATCTTCGACTTTGAGGTAATCGGCAATATTCACGATAACCCCGAACTACTGAAAGGAGGCAGCAATGAAGCGTAGGTGCGTAAACTGTAAACACGGCTACAACCCCATCCCAGGCAGTAACCGTATTGATGTTCAGTGTTGCGGCTTTGGATTGAAAGATGGTGCTGCTCCTGTTGGTGAAATATGTCCTATGGATGGAAAGAAACTACAGAATTTAAGAAAAGGAGGAAAATAAAAATGCACTTAAGAATAGCAGTAAAACTCACATGGTATCTACCATGGCAGACCGTCTATGACGGCTGCCTGCCTTGGCGTGGGTCGTATGCGCAAGCAAAAGAAATAAAACTTAAAATTTTAGAAAAATATTCATGAAAGCAAAAGTAAAAGATACAGGAGAGATAGTAGATGTGAAGTTTAGTACTCACCCTAACCCAGCCGTTGACGAAACATATTGGTGGTGCAAGGATAAACAAGAAAGTTATCATAAGAGTGAACTTGATTTCATGGAATGTGATATTGATTGGGAAAAACGACGCTACGAAATAGCAATAGAGGCAATGAATGGACTTCTATCTGCTCCTGTTGTGGATGGAGTTGACCCAAACCCAAGTGTCGAAGAGGTTGCAATGCTTTCTGTGAAATTTGCTGATACGTTAATCAAATAACTGAAAGGAGATAAGGAATGAAGAAAAACTTTATATACCATCATGCAGAAGATTATACATTGATAATGTTAAGTGACGGAGAGGGAGTTTGCTCCGTATCTATAGACGAAAATATAAAGTCTTGTGCTTGCATATACAATCTAAGTGTTGAGGAAAAGTATCGAAGAATAGGGTACGGAAATATGCTACTTGAAGAAGCAGAAAAAGTAGCACAAAAACTGGGAGCAAATGTAGTGTCATTAGCTGCTGAAAAAGATAAGTTCACGGCTAATTGGTATAAACGAAAAGGATATAAACCTCTGTTTTCAGACAAAGAATACATCACATTTTATAAAAGTATTGAAAAATGAAGATAATTAGAAGCAGCATTATTCCCTGTAAGGGTTTTACGGCAATAAACCTTTTCGGAGTGGTATTCGTGCGAAAGGAAATACTACCGCAACATAACATCAGTATACGCGATTGGGAAAAGATTCTCAACCACGAGCTGATACACACCGCACAGATGAAAGAACTGCTGTATGTGCCGTTCTATCTGCTATACGGTATCGAGTGGCTGATAAGGCTTGTAATGTACAGGAATGCAAGGAAAGCATACCGTAACATATCATTTGAAAGGGAAGCATACGACAACCAAGACAATTTCGGATACATAATAGATAAGTATCGAAAGCCATACGCTTTTGTTAAGTATCTGAAAATCAATAAGTTGAAAATATAACAACGGGGAACAATCCGTGAACACTAAAATATCAAACGTTTAATTTTACAACATTATGGCAAATTATGGTATCAAAATCGACCTCTTGAAATTGAAAGGGGCGTTTATGAAGAATTTACAAGGAAAGACAGCAACGAAACGCTGTATTATTATCCCCGTTGATGACTGCGACGGCATCTATCTCGGTGAAAAGGGCTGTTATCTGAATATGACGGCTATCGAGATGCAAGAACCGAAGTACACCGACACCCACTGTATCAAGGTGAACCTACCAAAAGAACAGCGGGAAGCAATGACGGAGGACGAACGCAGCGCAATACCTATACTCGGCGGATTACACGCAGTAGAGGCGAAGCAAGCAACGATGCCTGTAAACGGGGCACTCGGAGAGGACGCATTCCCTCCTGGCGAAGATGACCTACCTTTCTAATTCACTAACAAGCGGGCAAGGGACACACCGCCAGCATACTTATCGGGGGCGTTTGCTGCTCCCGATTTGTTGTTTCGTGTGTTTTCAAGCCCGCACAACCGCTTAAAAAGAATGAACAAGCAAACTATCAAGACAGCAAAGAAAAGCCAACAGTCAGCAAAAAAGGCGCAAATAAGGGACGTTTTCACTGTTATTTGCAAGACCGATTTAGGGGTTGAGTGCGTAAAGGAATACAAATTCCACCCCAAAAGGCGGTGGAGGTTTGATTATGCTATCCCCGAACACAAGATAGCCCTCGAGGTGGAAGGCGGAGTATGGACGCAGGGCAGGCACACACGCCCGCAGGGCTTTCTCGGTGATATAGAAAAATACAATCAAGCAACATTAATGGGGTGGCGTGTATTCCGCACAACGCCGACCGAACTTTATCGTACCGCAACGGTAAAGTTGTTAAAAATGGCAATAAATACCCCTTTTTTAGCTCAAAAGTGATTATAATATAATCATTTTTCGTAATTTTGGCTCAAAATAGCAAAAATACGAGAAATGGCAAATATCAATGAATTCTTAACGGGTATAAGGCGTATTGATGAGACTTGCTTTGAAATCTTCGCTCCATTCTACGAAGCAAGGGCACGTCAATACGTCTATCCCGTATATTACCAAAGTATAACGCAGATGGTGGCTGCAGGTGGTTTCTTTTATAAGATATTCGATAATAGGGGAAGCCAAACGCTCGCTATATTCAAACGCAGTAGCATAATGGGCAATTATTCCATCATGTTACATATCGCCCCTATCAATATCAACGGACACCGACAGGAAGAAGCGGTAATAATGCAGGAAGCCCGCCGCTATGGCATATCGTTGAAAGTGTGCGAAGAGGATATAAAGCGTTACAAGTTGCCTGTCAAGATGTGCGAACCTATCAAGGGCAATCTCGAATATGTGTATAACGCCACCCATATATCGGGGCTTAAAGGCGGTGAATTCCATACTTTCCGACGCTGCTTCCGAAAGGTTCAGCGAGCAGATGGGTACAGACACGCTTTCGGGGCGAATAGCGATATTGCAGATATTGTCGCAGCTTGGGACGCACGCAACAAAAAGAAAGGGCAAGCGGGTGTCCAGCTCCCACATTGGAATAAGATAAGAAAGCTACAGACACCGAAAATTCATATCCATAGTATTTACACCCACGATAGGCTCGAAACGTTCAGTGTGATAGAACAGGTAAGCAAGAAGCATTGGGTACTGGTAATGGGAGTAAGGAATTATGAAAGCACGCTTAATGATGTAAATAAGGCGATGCATATACTCGATTGTCAGATAGCCTCCAACGGAGCATCGCAAGCCGTGTATGCCAACATAGGGGCAGCTATAGGACAGAAAGGACTTGATACAGAGAAAGAGAATTTACACCCCTGTTATCATCAACAGATATACAGAATTGCGCCTATAAATAAGTTGAATGTTCAAATAATAAAAAGATTTTTCGTATGAAAACAGAAAACGTAAAGCTCACGCAAATCAAGGTAAACGGGGCTAACCCTCGTACCATAACAGATGAAAAGTTCGATAAACTGATAAACAGCGTCCTCGTTCTGCCAAAGATGCTTGACATACGTCACATTGTCGTTGATGACACGATGACCGTGTTGGGAGGCAATATGCGTTACCGTGCGCTCGTGGCAATTTCTGAAATGACAGAAGAGGACATCATAGCACGGCTCGACGCTACCCGTGACTATAAGAAAAAGACTGACGCAGAGCGTGGTCTGCTCATTGCTTGGTGGCGGGAATGGCTGAAAGCTCCGTTTGTCGATATCATTAGAGCGGCCAACCTTTCTGCTGACGAACAACGGGAATTTATCATCAAGGATAATGTCGGCTTCGGAGATTGGGATATGGACGCACTTGCCAATGAGTGGGACAGTGAAGAACTCGACGATTGGGGAGTGGACGTTTGGCAGCCTAACAGTTGGGACGAACAGGGCGACGGAAACGATAGCACGTCGGATGCGAGTAATGAAGCAGACAAAGGTTCTTTGCAAGATAGATTTATAGTACCTCCGTTCTCTATCTTTGACACTCGGCAGGGGTATTGGCAATCACGTAAAAAGATGTGGCGTGAGCATATCGGCGATATGGGCGAAAGTCGTAACGATATGCTTATAAAGTCTATAGAAGTAAAGTACAAAGATTTATATAAAAAGACACGCAAACACAGAGAAGAACTCGGTATTTCTTTTAAAGAGTATCTTGAAAAATACGTACCCGATGATGTAAAAGAGCATGAAGCAAGTAAAGTAATTTCGGCGGGTGTGTCGCTATTCGACCCCGTGTTATCCGAAATCTGTTGCCGTTGGTTTACTCCCGACGTGGGGGCAAAGATATTCGACTGCTTCGCTGGCGATACACAGAAAGGACTTGTGTTCGGACAGTGCGGCTACGAGTTTACGGGCATAGAACTGCGCCAAGAGCAAGTGGATATTAACAACAGGGTATTAGTTGATAGAGATTTACCTATCAAGTATATTTGCGATGACGGACGCAATGTTGCAAATCACTTTGAATCCGAAAGCCAAGACCTGCTATTCAGTTGTCCGCCGTATTACAACTTAGAGCATTACTCCGACTTGGAAAACGACGCAAGCAATCAAGGTACATATGAAGATTTTATAGATATACTCCGTGATGCTTTCACGGCGGCTATCGGCTGTTTGAAAGACAATCGTTTCGCTGTTATCGTTGTGGGTGATATAAGGGATAAATCTACAGGCTTCTATTATGATTTCTGCGGCGACATAAAGCGGATATTAAAAGACGGAGGTATGAGCTTATATAACGAAATCATACTTGTTGAGACAGCCGCAAGCACGGCTTTACGAGCAAGCCGATGTATGGACACTCGAAAGGTCGCAAAGATGCATCAGAATATATTGGTATTCTACAAAGGCGATACTAAGAATATCAAAGAAAACTTCCCACGAATAGAATATACGGAAGATGAGTTGTCGCAGATGGATAACGCTTTCAGCAGCGACACAGAAGAACAGGCGACACAAGATGATTTACCATTTCCACAAGAATAAAAAGTATGCAGACATTGAATAACATACCAACAGATTACGCAGTAACACGATGGTTCGCCCCTATCTATGAGGCGTACAGCGTAAAAGAATTACCACGTCGGCTAAATATACCATGCAGGCTTCGGCGTTGTCTTAATATCGTACACAGGGCGGCAAAAAGCCCCCTGTTGAGCGGTACAGATGTAGAATGCAGACACATAAATCTCCCCCACCCTAAAGCGAACGAACGTCCCAAAGCGATTGTTGCTTTCAGCGGTGGTAAGGATTGTCTTGCGGCGGCTATCAGAGCCGAAGCAGACGGTTACCAACCTATCCTCATTCACGTGAAAGGCATCAATATGTCGCTGCCGAGCGCACGCAAGCACGCTGAGGCATTGGCAAAGAAGATAGGCTACCCTTACAAGGAGGTAAAGATAAATTTCACAGGTAAAAAAGAGTACAACGAACACCCTTTGCGAAACCTCCTTATACTGTGTCTGTTGATAGATGAGGGAATAAAGCTCGGGGCACGTACATACGTGCTCGGCAACGTATTTGAAGATGATACTTCGCACGCCAACCTCGATTACGACCTTTCCGATGGTATAGATATCCTTAGGGCTTTCGAATACTTCATAGCGGGCGTGATAGACGGCTTCAAATTGAAAACGTATATGTGTAATACGTTGCAATCGTTTTATACCATTTGGCAGAGGGACAGCAGCCTTATACCATTGCTTCACACTTGCTGTACTCCCGATTTCAGAAAACCGATGATACGCAAGCACAGCATCGAGAAATACGGCGAAGCGGTGCTATCACAGACAGGGTGCGGTGGCTGCTATAAATGTGCCACAGAATACACGTATAAAAAGAAGTTCGGAATGATAAAGGGCACGGCGGTCTACGATAGGCGTGCAATGGAGCTTATCAATAAATTCAAAGCCATACACAGGGGGGATTTCGTATTTGATAAGCGACAGTACAACCGATACGGAGGCAAGGATACTACAGATGTACAGGTATTGTGCGATAGAGTAGGATATTACATCGGGCGACTTGAATACAATGCCCGTCTGTTCAAATGGTTTACCCGTGATGCTTTCGGACACAGACACTATCAGAATAGAGAGGTGGCGCAAGCTATCCTCGAGCGTTTTGCTAATCTGTACAAATTAAAATAAATTGAATTATGAATAAGATAAAGCAAGGAAAGATAAGGGAGGGTAGACTTGAAATAGTGGCGCAGCTTTACAAGCGGGGCTACACTCTTCGAGCTATACGCACGGAGGTTATGCGCCGTCTTGGATTGGCAACCTACTCTCTACAGACAGTGCACAGGGATATAAAGGCGTTATTACAAGAATGGAAAGAAAGCAGAATAGGCGATATTGACGATTATTTAGAGCTGGAGCTTACCCGTATAGATGATACTGTACGGGAGTTGTGGGAGCAGTGGGAGAAGTCCAAAGAGGACTACACGAAGACAGAGCGCAAGCGCAAGGGTGCGCCTGCAAATAGTAGCGATAATGGCAACAACGGTGAGGGAGGTATACGCACCTTTAGCGTTGAAGAAAGCACAAAGCAGGTGGTAATGCTTGGCGACCCCGCCTATATCGCAGAGATACGCCAACAGTTGATGGAACGGCGCAAGCTGCTCGGCTTATACGCACCCGAGAAGCGGGATATACAAGGTGGAATGTCTTTCGCTGCATTCCTTATGGAAAGCGGAATGATAGACGAAGCGGAAAAAGAAGCGGGGTTGAAAGCGTAAACAAGCCCCGCTGTCGCCTTTTCTTATTACCAAGCGTATAATTAGCTGTATTATAACAGAAAGGGCAGTACAAGCGAAAAGAACAAGAAATAATATAGAATGGCAAGAAATAACGACGCTATGCAACGGAAAGGGGTTGCGCTATTGAACAGTTGGCGGGCGGATTGGAATAAATTCGTTCGCGAGGCACTCGGCGTAACTCTTGACCGCGAACAACAAGATATCCTTTCCTCTGTACAGTTCAATCCCCGTACAAGTGTCGCATCGGGTACGGCACGGGGCAAGGATTTCGTTGCTGCCTGTGCAGCCGTTTCATTTCTGTATCTTACCCCTCGTTGGAACACACGCAAAGAACTCGTAGAAAATACGAAAGTTGCCCTAACCGCCCCCACAGACCGACAGGTGAAAAATATTATGATACCCGAAGTGTCGCGCCTTTACAACAGGGCAAAACAGCGTGGTATCATATTGTCAGGAAGACTAAATGCCTACGACATCCGCACAGATAATGAGGAATGGTTCTTGACGGGTTTCAAGGCTGATGAACATAATCACGAGGCTTGGTCGGGTTTTCATGCCGTGCACACGATGTTCGTTATCACGGAGGCTTCGGGTATCGGCGATGATACCTTTTCGGCTATCGAGGGTAACTTGCAAGGTGATAGCCGAATATTGCTTGTATTCAACCCCAACACCCCTGTAGGATATGCCGCACGTTCGCAGCGTGGTGATAGGTGGGCGAAGTTCCGCCTTAACAGCTTGACAGCACCTAATGTATTACAACGCAGGCTTGTTATTCCAGGACAGGTCGATTACGAATGGGTCGTAGATAAGGTAAAAGAATGGTGCAATCCTATTGCCGCCGAAGACCGAACAGAGGAGTTCGATGATTTTGAATTTGAGGGCAAATGGTATCGCCCCGAAGATTTATTCCGTAAAAAGGTGTTGGGCAAGTTCCCGAAAGTGTCTGATGATGTGCTTATACCACAACAGTGGATAGAGGCGGCACAGGAGCGTTGGAAGTTGGCACAGGGCAAAGAACCCGTGTCAGACGAATTGCGCTTGCTCGGTGTCGATGTCGCAGGTATGGGACGTGATAGCACTGTGTTCTGTGAACGCAAAGGCAGATGGGTTGCGGAGTTGCAATCACGGAACAGCGGTGGGCAGGCAGACCATATGGCAGTGGCGGGCGATATTGCCGCACGCAGACGCAGACACCCCCGTATGTTGGTAAGCATAGACACCATAGGCGAGGGAGCGGGCGTCTATAGCCGTTGTTTGGAAATAGACGATAAGAGATATATCATCAGCTGCAAGTACAGCGAGGGAGCAAAACGATTCGACCGTGATTTATCGGATATAACGGGACAGTACAAATTCATCAATATGCGAGCTTATCTCTTTTGGTGCGTCCGTGATTGGCTCAATCCTAAAAATGAAACGGGGGCTATGTTGCCACCCGATAGCCAGCTTGCAGAGGAAGCGACAGAGATACGTTGGTCTTTCCGTTCGGACGGCAAGATATTCATAGAACCAAAGGAAGATATAAAGAAGCGTCTCGGGCGTTCTCCCGATAAATTCGACGCACTCGCAAATACATTCTATCCTGTCCGATCTGCACGCCGAACAATAGATTTGAAAAGATTATCCAAATTAGTATAACAACTTTAAATTCAAATAGAATATGCCAATAGAAGAGATTATCAATTCTACAGAATTGACGGCAGCGCAAAAGGTGTCTGCCTTGCGTGAAAAGACAATACAGGTGCCTAAATGGACAGGGCGTGATGGGCTTATTCAACAGTTCGACCCCACGAAGCACCCCGTTATGAACAAACAGAAGTACCCCGATATAGTGTCCGATGAAGGCATCGAGGAGGTTACCCGTGTAACGTGCGATTTGCAAAGGCTTGCGACAAAGCGAATGACGGAGCTATGTTGTGGTATTCCTGTAAAACGGGTGTACCGTCCCGAGAACGAACAACATAAAGAGATTGCTTCATATATAGAGGCTATCTTAGACCGCAACCGTATCAATAGCGTTAATATCGAGCGTCTGAATATGTTATTCGCAGGCTGCGAGGTATTGACATTGTGGTATGCCGTAGAGAAAAAGGACAACACCTACGGATTTGATAGCCCGTTGAAGTTTCGCTGCCGCAATTTCTCTCCTATGCTCGGCGATGAGTTGTACCCGATGTTTGATGAGTACGGCGATATGGTGGCGATGTCTATTGGTTATACCCGCAAGATAGGAAAGAAGAATGTCCAATATTTAGATACTTATACAGATGCGAAGCACATCAAGTACAGCGATGCAGGCGGCGAATGGTCAGAAGTTGAGAATGAGGATATAACGAGGGTCGGTAAAATACCGTGCATTTATATGTACCGCCCCACTCCAATTTGGGAAGACACATCAAAGACTGTTTACGAAATCGAATGGGCGTTGTCCCGCAATGGAAACTACCTCCGAAAAAACTCTAAGCCCATATTCGTGGTGCTTGCCGATGAGGTTATACAGTTTGGGGACGAAAAACCCGAAAACAAGGAATTCAAAGCAGTTATGCAGTATCCGAAAGGCTCAACGGCGCAATATGTTACTTGGCAACAGGCTATCGAGAACCTCAAATTCTATGTAAGCGAATTACGCTCGATGTTCTTTACACAACTGCAACTCCCTGATTGGAGTTACGAAAAGATGTCCCAGCAGGCATTGTCGGGTGAAAGTCGCAAGCAGCTTTTCATTGACGCTCAAATGAAAGTAAACGATGAAAGCGGACGCCTGTTGGAGGGTTTCGACCGCGAAATAAACGTTATAAAGGCTTTCTTAAAGGTAGCGCTTCCCGAAAGGTATCATAACGATATTGATGCTTTGAAAGTTGAGACACGGATAACACCTTTCTCTATCACAGATACTAAAGAAACCGTTGATATGCTTATGAGTGCCAACGGCGGCGAGCCTATTATGTCGCAACGTGAGAGCATAGAGGAGTTCGGGCACAGCGATGATGTGGATAAGACGCTTGCAGAGATAGGGCAACAGAAAGTAGAAAGCTCATTCAACCTAACAGAATAATATGGCGACACGGAGCAATAGACGGGCACGGCAAGTAACAGAGAAGCCTCAATACCGCTGCCGAGATTGCGCCAACAGTTACGATTGGCACAGTGAGGCGGTAGACGGGCATCTGATACTCTGCCGTTGCCCGTACAAACAACAGGGCGGGAAGTTCTGTGTCTTTTTGAAAGACCCCGCCTGTGAACACTTCAAATTACGGTATGATGGCGATAATTGATATTAAAAGAGAGCTATACAGCGACCAAGATAAGACAACGGTACTTTTGCTTGGTATTCCTATTTACAGGAAAATAGTACATCGTAATATTGCATCTCGCCCACCAATAGGATTTCAAAATGGCAAGAAAACTGAATAAATACGATATACGGCACAAGTGCAATATCAAGATATACGAATTGCGCCTTGATAGCATCTACAATGATGCTATCCGTGAGGCTGTATCTATAAAGGGTACTGTGGGGCGTATAAAGCCCGACAAGCCATTTTCTTTCTCCGACTACCCTAATGCCCGTAAAAGGATAGAACGCCTTATGTCGGGCTTGAAAATAAGAATAGAGGGGTTGATAACAGACGGCATTAAAACGGAATGGACGCTCGCCAACAATAAGAATGACGAACTTGCCGACCGATTGTTTGGAAATAAAGCTGATAAAATGACAGCGGAGCAACGCCGCCGATATTACAGTACGAACGATGCTGCACGTAAGGCTTTCCAACAGCGCAAGACGGCGGGTCTGAACCTATCCGACAGGGTGTGGCGTTATGCGGAGCAATTCAAAGAAGAAATAGAAATGGGTCTTGACATCGGCATACGCAGCGGGCGGTCTGCCGATGATTTGAGCCGTGATTTACGCCAATACCTCCGACAGCCCGACAAGCTATTCCGCCGTGTCCGTAATGAACACGGGCAGTTGCAGTTATCAAAGCGAGCGAAAGCGTACCATCCAGGACAAGGTGTATACAGAAGCAGCTACAAGAATGCCCGACGGCTTACGGCGACTGAAACGAATATGGCTTACCGTGCGTCAGACCATTTACGTTGGCAACAAATGGATTTCGTTGTGGGTATAGAAATACATCTATCGAATAACCACACGTTAAACGGCAAGCCGTTCCGTGATATTTGCGATGATTTACAGGGGCGTTACCCAAAAGATTTCGTTTTTAAGGGTTGGCATCCGTTATGCCGATGCTTTGCAACGTCGATACTAAAGACGCCCGATGAGATAGCAAAGGATACGCAAAAGATACTTAACGGCGAGCCTGTGGACGGAAAAAGCGTTAATAGTGTGAATGACGTGCCCGACGCTTTCAAGGAATGGGTGTTGAGTAATGAAGAAAAAATTAGTCGCGCTTCGAGTATTCCCTATTTTTTGGAAGATAATGCCAAATACGTTAGAAATGACCTATTGCTTGACAGGCAAATCGAAATAGCTATAATACGAGCACATGAAGTGGGAGTAGGAATGCAGAAAAATGCAATACAGGTTGCGTCTAAATACGGATGTAAATGTACCCCTCCTAACTACAAAAGTTCTGAAAGCATAAGGCGTAAGGTGTTTGCAGAGAGAAATGATGATCCCAACTTCACTCCCGCCAAACTAAAGGACGTTGTCAGAACAACTATTGTCGCAAGTAGAGATAATATTCAATCAATTATCCGAGAGCTTAGCGGCAATAAGGACTTTTTGCGCTGGAAACCCCAAAATACAGAATTAGGTTACACGGGAAATATCATCAACATAAGAGGATATAACGGCGTTATAGAGGAAATACAAGTAAATACCCCAAAGATGATTTATGCCAAAGAACCTCCCAAAATCGCAAAATCCATTATTGGCGAAACCGCTTGGAACGCTATAAAAAAGGAAACAGGATTAGAGGGAGGTTTAGGGCATAAATATTACGAACGTTATCGTATTATTGACAAGGAAAGCGAAGAAGTCCAAAGGCTAATAAAACTTTCTGTTGCGTATTACAGCCACTTTGTGGACTAATAATTGTCGTAATCTTCTTTGGAAACTTCTTTCCCACTGAATACAGATTCGATAATCAACTTATCGGTTAGCGGACGTTTGTAAGCAACACCATTACCTTTTCGCTTCGATAGCACGTTTTGCCCCAATTCGGGGGCAAAGCACATAGCCCGTTCTTCGTAATCATCGATAACGTATATGGTTTCGCCTCTTTTTACTCTTATTGCTATTTTTGTTAGTTGTGCCATTATTTAGTTAGATATTTATATGCTTTCAGATATTTATTCAGTCGCTTTACGTCTCTTTCCGTTAAGCTATCAAGGCGGGTAACATCCATATTATCCTTAAGGTCGTGAATTTTAACAATACGCCCAATCGGATTATGGCTGCACCTTTCGATGAAGTTGGAATAACTTTCGTTTTCACGCCTTGTTACAGATAGAACAGCATCTACGATTGTTTTAGAAAAACCCGCCGAATACAAATCATGTGATGTAATCTCGGTATCTTCTATCACGTCGTGTAAAAGAGCTACGATACGTTCTGTATCAGTGTAGCATCGTTGTGCCACTCTTATCGGGTGAAGAATGTACGGCTTGCCCGCCTTGTCTGTTTGCCCGTTATGGGCTTTTTGAGCTATATATAATGCTTTTTCAATCATACTGTGCAAATTTAATTGTTTTTCTTTTAAATCACAAATTTTCGTTTTTATTTTCACTCATCAACTAAATAAACCCTAAATTTGCCCGCTTATTTGCGCTGTGTTGCGTTTAAATTTGTTTTGCGTATATTTTGTTATATCAAAAATTTTAACGCTTTAAAACGCTTTATTTTGCTTTTTGCGAAAAATCTGTTCTTTCGTTATTCTACATCGCCGCCCGTTGTAGGGTATGCCATTAGATACGCCGATGTTCCACAGGCGGGTAACCTTGCAGCCTATTTGCTTCGCTGTAAACGTGTCATAGATGGCGGCGAGGCTGTGGAAATAGAACTCCGTCCGTTCGTCTACTCCCAACAGGGGCGGCACTTTGAACTCCACCCGATAGATAAACTCCTCGCTCATACTTCACCCTCCTCTCGCTGTTCCTTGCGATTGATAACAGTGTCGCTGTGTATCGGGAAATCCCAATCCACGATGTCATCATCGAATGCCTTAACCTTGCCCAACAGGACGGCGATGTTTTTCTCGGCTATCGTCTCTGCCTCCTTTCGGCTATGCGCCTTGACTTTTACCTGTCCGCCGAATACGAACTTTGCTCTGATTTTGAATGTCTTTTTTGCCATATTTTTTTTCTTGTTGTTAAAATCGCCTCCATTGAACACAAGGCGAAAATTCATTGTCGCCGACAATATCGTTAGATATTATTCTCTTCTCTACTCTACTCTACTCTACTCTTACGCGCGCGCTGTCTCGTATTTCTCAACTGAAAACTCCCACCTTTAAGGGTTTATCTTGTAAAAACGCTAAGGGGTAAGGGTTTCTACATATAGAAACTACTTTTTATTAACATTTAAAATTCTTATCTTTTAGAAAGAGCCTTTGCTAATAAGCGGCGATTTCTTGTAAAAAACGCTAAGATTTACGAGTTTTCTATGTAGAAACTCAAAGGGGTAAGGGTTTCTATGTGTAGAAACTATTTTTAACATTTACGCTATTTCATAACTCGTGATATTACGGAATTCTTGTTATTTTAGAAGCAATTTCCTTTCCCCATATCCGCCTTATTATCTTTAAAGGCTCGGTATCCCCCTCCCAAGAAATCATGCTTTCGTGATTGTTGTACTCATAGAAGTAAATCTCTTGTGGGTCGCATTCTTTTTTTATTTTTGCATCAATTTCATCATAAGCAGCGAAGAATTTATCAACACCATCACGTGTGCCGTACATACCAGCCCCCACGCTGACGAGCTTCTCCCCCTCCTTTAACGGACGTATCTTTTTTATCCCATCGGCGAATTGTTGGTTACTGAAAGCGAAGAAACAATCATAGCTACAGCTATCTATATTTTCTTTTTCTTTTTGCAACTCTTTGTAACGCTCTATAGTTTTTGCGTTATGCATAACTACGCAACCGTCATACTCGCTAAAATCACGACTATATTGCAAGCCGCTCGGTAGTGTCTTTATATCTGTGTTCATAATCATATTTCTTTTAGGTTAAACAGGGAAGCCTGTGTTATACCTTTATACCAATTAGGCATTGCGGGGTCGTGCCTATATAGAGTGTTATACTTCTCCTCTGAAATATTCCATTCATTTTCAGAGTATTGAAACGCCCAATCTGTTCCAAATCTTTCTATCATTTTATCACGTGCTTTGCCGTAGCTTTCCGCCTCTTCTACGTGATAACAGTTCCTGTATTGAACATCTCTTTGCATAAATGTGAAATAATATCTTTCCATTATTATTTGAATTAAATTGTTATAAAAAATGCCCGTATGGTCAGATAGCACATCCTTTTTGCGCCCCGCTTTCAGATTTTGGGATATATCCCAACGGCTCTTTCTCAAAGGTGGTTGCACTCCGAAAACTTTAGCCCACGTGTTCTATATCGTTGTCGTGTGTAAGTTGTTTACACATCTACGTATTTACTTTATTCTCTCTAACAGCTTTTTAGCCGCAATTTTCTTTGCTTCTCTCTGATTGCCTGCAGTCGCTATTTCGCAATCTCCTGTAGGTAATGTTATTTTTACCGTTATTTTTGGACAATGGTCTGCGCCCGTCTTGTTAATAACTTCTGTTCCCATGTTCTTACCGTATTTCTTCTGTACAAGCTCTCCGAGCTGTATTATAGGGTTCTCGTTGATAGGAACATTTTCAAAGCTACAATTTTCACCATTTAGGACGCCAGCTTCGATTTTCTCTTTAATGCCTCTAATGTAGAAGTGCAATTTGTCGGCACGTACCGATTTGTGTTTACAGGCGGCAAGTAATTTTTCAGTCGCCGCTTCATTGTCCTTTACTCGGACGGTATATCTACCATTTAAAAGATAAAATTCGACCTTTACTCCATTGAGTACTCTCTTAATTGATGTTTCCATAATTTCTTATTTTTTTTGTTAGTTCTTTTTACATAAATATTTTAGAAATTCAAGGTCTTTCCTTTTCGGAAACTCCTCGTTCTTAGTTTTATCGATGATAGACATATCGTCTATTACCGTTGTCCATTCCTTGCCTGTTGTGGGCGACGTATATGTTACTTTATAGTGCCCATGTCCGCTAAATTTAAAATTAAAATCTGATTTTGAAATGAATGTTGCCATAATACTTTGTTTTTTTATTGATTTAATACTAAATATTCTTGTGCCTCTGCTAACAATTGCTCGGCGGTTAATTCTTCATTGCTTGGCTCAAAGCCTGCGAGGTATGCGCCCTCTATTATTTCTATTCTCATATATTTATTTGTTGTAAAATGTGAATTTTAATCCTCTGCGCAGCTTACATACACAGCTGTCATCTATACCCTTTTCGGCTCTGTCAAGAAATTTGTTAGCGAGTTCAACTCCTATCAAGGTAAGCATTCCGCTCACTCCAACAAGGCGGTTAATCTTAAAACCCTCGTTATCAATTCCCGCAACCTTTATTAGGTAATTCCTATTGATATATCTTGTGCTGTAATTCAACTGTGCCATACCTATTTAAGTTCTATCGTGTAACCCTTTTCTTCTGCTCTCGCCTCCGCAACCTCGTAGAGGGCAGATAATTTCTTTTCATCGCAACTTTCAATAGCTGTGTCGAATTGCTTGTTTTCAGCTTCATTCCAAAGCATCGTGCAGATGTCTAAGTTGATTTCTTTAAATGTTCTATAATCTTTCATTGTTATTGTTTTTATTGTCAAAGTGTTTATTTTGTAATCACATTGCAAATATAATGTGAAGTATTTTAATAATAACCCACTTTTGCGATTATTTTTAACCGAACAGTGAACTTTTAAAACTTTTTAACGACTAAAGGGTATCTTCTGTGTTATTTGCGCTTAAATCGTTGTTAATGATACAATTTTCTGCTTAATATGAAAAATAAATGATTATTTTGTAATCACTTTACAAATAATTGAATATCTTTGTACCGTTTACTGATTAGTTTAATAAGTATCAGATATATGAAAGAAAAGATTTTAGCGGCGTTGAAAGCCAAATTCGCGGGGGGCAACGCTAATGTATTGAACAGGATTGCCGAGAAACTCGCTAAGACTGTAACGACGGATGAACAGATTACAACCGCTGTTGCGGGGGTAACACAGGAGTTCATCGAGATTATCGAGAGCTATGGCGACAGCCGAGCTACCGAAGCCACACAGACTGCCACGCAGAACTACGAAACAAAGTATGGGCTGAAGGATGGCAAGCCTATCAACAACGGGGGCGCATCGGAAACAGGCGGACAGCCAAACGGCGCAACCGTTACCACAACACAACCAGCAGGGGGCACAGAAACAGTTCCAGCTTGGGCACAGCAACTCATCGAAAGCAATAAGACGCTTTCTGAACGCTTGAACAAGATGGACGGAGAACGTACCACCGCAAGCCGCAAGCAGCAACTTTCGGCAGTATATGAGAAGCTGCCCGAAAATCTTCGCAAGCCTTACGAACGTATCTCTGTTGATGCGCTTTCCGATGAAGATTTTACAAAGCTCGTCGGGGAAGTAACTACGGAGGTAGACGGGCTTGTTCAGAGCTTGGGTTCAAAAGGGGCTGTATTCGGAAAACCTGTCGCAAACAATGGGGGCGCAGGGCAAGGGGACGGACTGACAAAAGAACAGGAAGCGGCAATCGGTGCACGTGAGGGCGCAGCTTCTAAAGATGGGCAGCCGTTCTAATTTCTAACATTAAAAAAAGTTACGAAAATGGGAATGACAGTAAATCGACGTAAAGACACCCGAATACCTCGTGTCTTTATGCACAAGGTCGCCGATATTAGAGGCGGTGTTTCCGTGAACACCGAAGAACTCGGAGGCGACTTTCTGAATGAGGGTAGCGTATTGAGCGCACCCATTGATGGCATCTGCCACGTCGTTAAGGTAGCCGTTGTTATTGCGGAGGTTCAATCTAACGAAAAGACTTTGAAAGTCAAGAAAGGGCATAACTTCAAGCAAGGCGACTTCGTACTTATCGATGAAAAGGCGGCTGCCGCTAAAATCGAGAAAATCGATGATGCAACAAGCAAAGAGTATGATGAGATTACTATCAGCGCAGCATTGGGAGCTATCCTTATCAACGGGGCTATAGCCGAAGCGAAAGAAGCCTCTACGGCTTCGGAAAAGAAGTCGGCTTTGAAATATACCCCGCTTGCTGTCTCAGGTACGGGCAAGACCATTGAGAAGAAATCAAATCTCGACGTTGATGCTTGGCTTATCGGCGTTACGAAAGGCAACGTAATGCCCGCTTGTGTGTCAAAGTATCTCACAGGTATTATCAATTACTAACAAATCAGACGTAAAGAAATATGGCAACAGTAACAAATACCCTTATTCAAGGGCTTACAAGTCAAATGGTGCAGGCACGTCTGAACACTGCAGACGCAAAGCCTTTCTTGTTCGGTATCCATTTTCCTGTGAAAAAGGTAAACGGATTCACGTGGAAAACACTAACAAATCAGCTTGCAAAGCGCAACGTAGCTGCTGATTTGCACACCGACAACGGTACTACAATACGTAAGCGTCGCCCTATCTTTGAAAGCGCAAAGGGTGATATTCCATTTATCTCTATCAGCCGTGAAATGACACGTGCAGAGATTAAGGAGTATCAGACCGAACTCGCTTTCGCACAGGACGATGATGCAACGAAACTCGTACAGTATTGGGGCGAAGATGTTGATTTCTGTTTCAACGGTGTTCAATCGGAGCTTGAATTCATTGCGTGGGCATTGGCTTCAAATGCAGGTAGATTGGCATTCACATCTACCAATAATGCAACCTTTGCTAACGAGTTCGATCTCGATTACGACGTAGACGATTTCCAAAAGCAGAAGACAACATCAGATTGGGCGAATAGCTCAAATGCCGATGTTATTGGCGACCTTGCAAAGCTCGTGAACCTTGCTAAGGAAAACAACCTCAATCCTAAGTTTGCTTTCATCAATTTGGAAGAGCTGTACAACATCTGCTCTTCTGAACAGATTATTAAGGCTTGCGCCTCATATCTCGCAAACGCTGTGGGTATCTCACAGACACCCGACCTTGCAGCGGTAAATGCGATGCTTGCAAAGCAGGCGTGGCTCAACGGCATTCAGTTGAAGGTAATTGACCAAACGATTACCCGCGAGTTTGTAGACGGCACTTCTACTTCTCGCAATCCATTTGCAGACCGCCGTCTTATCCTCTCTGAAAGCGAACGTCTCGGTACTACACAGTACGATATTCTCCAAGAGAATAACGACCTGTTATTGCGTGCTGAACGTGCACATACCGTCGTAAAGAAGTATGGCACAACCGAACCGTTGAGCGAGGTTACTATCGGACAGGCAGACGCAGTACCCGTATTTGATACGGCGTATCGCAACCTGTATGTACGTACCGATGCACAGGCTTGGGGCTAATTTGAACTAATTCTGTGTAGATATGGCAACAGTTCTTGAAACACTCAAAGGTATAAATGCCTACCCCGTACCGCTCCGTACACTCATTGAGGTGTCGGAGTTGCGGGGACTTTCGCTTTACGACACAGCCACAAAGGAGATTATGGCAGGCAGGGCTTACAAGCTCGCAAAGGCAGACCTGTATATGTGGCTATCTATCGCACCTAACATCGGGCAGGGCGGGCAATCATTCTCATTTACAGATGAGCAGCGACAGCAGTTCCGCAACCAAGCGAAAGCTCTGTATGATGAATGTGGCGAAGTGTCGGCAACGGCAAAGCCTATTTATGGGTATAAAGGTTCACGACTATAATATATGTGCGATGATTATTGAAAACGGTACTATCGAAGTAAAAAGAAAGACGAGCGGAGGCGGTATAGACCCTACAACGGGATATCCGAAGAAGCCCGCCAATATCGATTGGGACACCCCGATACCCTGTCAGTACTCGGCAAACAAGTACAACAACCTCGGACGGGTAAACGGAGAACACTTCACGGTAGCGAAATATTCGATACTGATAGAAGAGCAGCCGTTTGACGCTGAACAGATAAGGTTGAAAGACCGAAAGGGAAGCGTCATTGGGGAGTTTTCAATAATACAAATCGAACCGCTGGAAGCCGTTTGTGAAATTAGGATATTAGTGTAATAACAGTATGCCGATAAAAAGAATAACACCGCCCGATAATTTCGACCGCTTCATAGGGGAAGAAGTAGAGAGGCTGAAAAAAGCCCTCGTGTACAACTTCTGCGCTGTGGGCGAACAGGTGTTAAATGCGGCACGTATGACGAATTCCTACAAAGACCAAACGGGCAATCTCCGAAGCAGCATTGGCTACGTCGTTGCTGTAGATGGAAAGATAGTACAGATGAGTTCATTTGATACCGTAAAAGAGGGAGCTATGGGAACAAGGAATGGTAAGAAATACGCAATGCAACTGATAGAGAATTTCTCACAAGGAATAGTACTTGTTGTTGTGGCGGGTATGAATTACGCTTCCTACGTATCAGCGAAAGGGTACGATGTTCTCGATAGCTCGGAACTGTTAGCGGATAGGCTTATTCCGCAGATGTTGCAGCAACTTGGTTTCAAATAACACAGAGATAATGGCAAAGACAGGCAAACAGGTACAAGGTGATGTTTATGAACTTCTAAAAGACAGCACTCTTTTTTCGATGATTTCGGGTGGTGTCTACAGAGGCGGCTATCGCCCCCGTGATAGTAAATTGGAAGACGCTGTTGTGATATTCACCGCAGGTATGTCCGACCAAATACAGACGGGAGTGGTAACTATAAACATCTTTGTGCCCGACATCGACCCATACGACAACGGTGTCCTCGTTGAGGACGGAGAACGCACGGAGGTAATAGAACGCCTCGCAGCCGATTGGGTTGATAGCCTGTCCGCCGATATTTCTTGTTATCGTTTTAAGTTGATGCAGACTATCTATACAGAAGAAGAAACAGAGATTAATCAGCATTTCGTTGTCGTGAAACTTGCTTACAGGTATTTCGGCGATGATGATGCTCCTTTATTTATTCCGCAGGAAGCGGCGATAGATGTGCTTGACACGGACACGGATAAAGGTTACTATCCTTTAATCGAGACGGAAGATGAAAGCATAATAACAATTCTTCCTGTTATTGATAATCAATAAAAAATAGAATTATGGCTATATTAAGTTGGGGTAAGTCAAAGATAGAAGTTGCGGCATCAATTGGAGGCGCACCTAATGGTTCTTGGCGTGAGATTGACACCCCGAAAGAAGACACAACGAAAATCACGCCTACGGCGGGCAACGAAGTTACCGCTACCGAAGAGGGAGGCGAAGTAGTAGATTCACGAACAGGAAAGAACTCATATACTTTTGAGTTCGATTTGTTCGTAAAGAAAGGCGTTGCACGTCCATTTGAGGATAACGACGGTGTTATTGCGGGCGAATACGCTTTCCGTATCACTCCCGAAGATGAAAGCACGGAGGGAGCGCAAATAGACCGCTGTTCGCTCCGTGTTGAAGAAAGTTACAATACGGCAGATGGTAAGATTTTGCACTATGTTGCAAAATGCTTGAAGCCCGCCGCAGGTAAGATTGTAAAGCCTTACACGGCAAAAGGATTGACGCTAGACAAATACAATCTGTATTTCGGTAGCGCAGCCGACAACACGGGTAAGGTTGTAACGGCAACATCAACAGGCAATGTTACAGCAGCGAAGAATGCAAGTTGGATAACGGTATCAACAAGTGGTAAGACTACCACTGTAAAGGTGTCCGCCAACGATACTAACGATGTTCGCACGGGCATTGTTACCATCACTGCCGACGGAACATCGAGCCAAGTTGAGATTACGCAGATACCCGCATAAGCGGAGTATTACTTCTCTGTTGTGTGGGGAGTGAAATGCTCCCCGCACTTTTAAACACAGCGGGACAAAGCGATGGTCGCTTACTGCTTCTATATAGCAGATGGTGGGGGTTCGAGTCCCTCTCCCGTAACAATTTTAAATTAGATGTATTATGGCAAAGACAATAGAACAAAGGGTCGGAGATGCCGTCCTACAGACACCAAAAGAAATTACCATAAGCGGTAGAACTTTCACAGTTGCCCCACCGAGTACAGCAACATTGTTGTTGGTATCGGAGGGGATTTCGCTTTTACCACAGGTACAACTCGATAACGGAAAGGTAATTGAAGAAGTGCTGTATATAGCGAAAGATTGCCGTGTGCTGGGCGAAATAGTTGCGACCCTTATACTTGGTAGTAAAGGGATTGTAGATACTGTGTCGGTCAAAGAAAAGCGGTTGTTTGGGCTGTTCAGCCGCACAGTAAAAAAGACGATAGACCGCAGGGCGGAGCTTGCCAAATGGCTACTCGAAGAACTTGCCCCCGCCGAACTCCATAACCTGTTTATCGACCTTATCAAAGATTTTCAGCTTGGGGATTTTTTCGGGCTTACCACTTTCCTAATCGAAATAAATCTACTTCGACCAACGAAAGTGGTAACGAACGAAACGACAGCATCTGGGCAGTAATAGCGGGTATCGTAAAAGCTTATAACCTCCCTGTCGATTATGTGTTATACGAAATGTCTTATGCCAATTTGATAATGTACGGAGCTGTTATTCCGAGTTACAATGGCGATAAGAAAAAGAACAGCAGCAATGATAAGGAGCAGGAGGTGATAAAGATGGATGACCCCCGCAATAAAGAAAGAATAAAGCAAATATTCGATACATTCGACTAATACTACATACGACGTATGAATAACGATAACGGAAAATCTTACTACGGCATAGGGCTTGATAACTCGCAATTGCAGAACGATGCTGCCGAGGCGAGCAAGATACTTCACGGCATAGACGAAGAGGCGACACGACAGAGTGCCGCCGTTCGTGAATTACTTAGCAATATACCGACTATAAATATCGACTTTGTTACGAACGCCTCAACGACGCTCGGAAGCATTGACGCCGCCTTTGAGGAGGTGGACCGTGTTATTGATACGAATAAGACGGCTATTGCACAGCTCGAAGCGGAATACAAGCGATTGAACGAGGTGTTGATGGAAGAGTCTCGAATTTCCACGCAGGACGGCGACTACACAAAGCGATTTAAAGCCGCCAGTAAGGAGATGACAGTTATCCGTGAGGCGATAGACGTGCGCAAGAAAGTAAATAGGGAAGCTGCGGCCACTGCTGATGAGCTTGTAAAGGTAGAACAGAGCTTGAAAGCAGAAGCTGCAGAGGTAGAGAAAACGACACAGAAGCACGTATCATTGCGTACCCGTATCCGTGAGGTAAAGGAACAACTCATTGAAATGGAAGCTGCTGGAATGCGTGGCACGGCTGCATACAGGGCGTTGCAGGAAGAGGCTGGGCAGCTTACCAAATCTTGGAAAAGCGCACAGAAGCAGGCTGCCGCTCTCGGAAACTCTCAACGCAATATGCAAGGCATTATATCGGGGTTGCAAGGCATAACAGGAGCAGCATCAGTGGCGCAGGGAGCAATAGGACTGTTCGGAGCTGAAAACGAGCATTTACAAAAGATAATGCTGCGGGTGCAGTCGTTGATGGCTATCACTATGGGGCTACAGCAGGTACAGCAGACGCTCAATAAGAATAGCGCATTTTCTCTCATTACTCTCAATGGCTTGAAATCTATGTGGAATAAGCTGTTGGGGAAAAGTGCTGATATTATGGAGGTGGAAAATGCCGCTCTCGCTGCTAATACGGGAGAGCAGAAGGTAAATACCGCAGCAACGGTTACAGATACCGCTGCGCAATCCGTCAATAACACATCAACGGTTGCGGGAACTGCTGCGCAAGTTGGAAACACCGCCGCGACAAGGGCTGCCACAGCCGCCACAGTAGCGCAAACCTTTGCAACGAAAGTCGCCACTATGGCTTTGCGAGGCTTTAAAGCCGTTCTGATATCAACGGGTATCGGAGCACTTGTCGTTCTTGTCGGTGAGTTGGCTGCAAAGTTGGTGGAATTGATAGACACCACAGACAAAGCAGATAAAGAGTTCAAAGAGCACGAAGAAATACTGTCTAAAGGACGTGAAGCGTACGCAAAGACATCTATAGAGATAGAGGATTACAAGATACGCCTCGAACGCTTCAATGGTACAAAGGCAGAAGAAAAGAAGCTCGTTAAAGAACTTAATAGTAAGTATGGCGAAGCTATGGGATATTACAATAGCCTCGCACAGTGGAAAAAGGTGCTTATTGAAAAAGGCGAGGCTTATTGCCAGACACTTCTTAAGGAAGCAGAGGCGCAAGCTATATTAAGCAAATACACGGAAGCATACATAAATCTCCAAGAGGTAAGGGATAAGGCTAATAAAGGAGAATACGACAGGGCGTGGTATAATCCTGCCCGATGGTTTGGAGACAGCAACGAAGAACGCAGGAAAAAGCTGATAGAGGAAGCCGAAAGCGAGCAAAATAAATGGCTTAAAAGGTATAGAAATACGATGAAAGAGGCACAGACTATCAAAGATAATTTCGACCTCAATCCACACGTAGACCCGTCTACTTTGAAATCAAAGACAAAAAAGGGCAAAAAAGATACGTTCGACCCCGCAAAGGCAGCACTCGAAATACAGAAAGCCCTCGAAGAATATAAAAAAGCCCGCACAAAGTATGTAAAGGAAGCCGAAGATGAGATAACAAATTTGATTATCGAAAGCCAAGAGCAGGGGCTTACCCGAGAATTGAACGAGATACGACGTGGCACACGGCAGAAATTAGAAGCGTGGAACGAACAGCTCGAAAGACTTGCAGAAGTACGTAAGGCTGCTGCAAAGGCGCAGTATATGAACAGGAAAGGCGCAACAGAGGTTGGTTGGGCTAAATCTGATGACGGGAAGAAATCCATTGACGATTGGATAGCTGTTATCAAATCAGAAACTCCCGAAATAATAAGGGAGTTCGACCGTGTATGGAGTAGATATATAGAGAATGGCGACAAAGCCATACAATCAGCAAAACAACGATATATTGATGCACTTATAGATGAGTTCGGAAACGATACACAAAAAGAAGAGAAGTTGATACGGGTATGGACAGAGAAAATGAAAGTCCTACCACCCGAGTTTCTCGAACAGGCAACAAAGCAAATGGAAGAAGAATTTGCCAAGTTGGGAAGCGATAAGTTCAAAGCTGCTATCAATTGGGAAAGCGTGTTTGGCGATATGTCAAAGCAGGCTCTACCTGTTCTTGAATTTACACTCGGTAAAATACGGGAGTATTTCGATAAGAATAAAGGTACAATGTCTACAGAGGAGATAAAGGAATATCAGCAGGCTATAGTAAATATGGAAAACGAGATAGCTGCCCGCAATCCTTTCGCAGCACTCCATAAGTCTATCAAGGATATAAAAGAAGCAAAGGAAGAGCTTATAAATGCCAATGCTGCAATGAAAGTATCGCAAGATGAATTGAATGCCGCTATCGCAGAACGCAACGCCATTATAAAGGAGTACAACGAAATTCTAAAGCGAGTAGAAAACGGAGAGATAGTAGACGGCTGTGATGAGCAGACAGAGGCATACGAAAGGCTTACAGAAGCCAAAAAGAAAGCAGCAGACGCAACAGAGAAGCACAACAATGCCGAACAGCGAGTTATGGCGGCGCAAAATCGTGTTGTATCTTCTAACAGGGCATTCGCTGAAAACCTATCAAAGGTGGGAGCTGTCATTACGGGCGTTGGAGGTAAGGCAAAGGAACTCGCCGCGATATTCTCTGATGATGTATCAGACAGTATCGAAAAAGCTATCGACTTCATCAATGACATCATAGATGCAACATCGAGTGTCATCGATGCTTTAAGTGATATTGGCAAAAGTGCCGCTAAAGGTATCGAAACTGCTGTCGAAGCCTCTGCAGAGGGCACACAGGCGGCGGCAAATGCGGGGGCATCAGCAATGTCTACAATAGAGAAAGCGTCTGTTATCCTTGCCATAATATCCGCAGCTCTGCAAGTGGCAACAGCTATCGCAAAGCTTTTCAACAGCGACAATAAGCGGCAAAAAGAAATAGAGAAGTTACAGCAGCGCATCGACCAACTTCAATGGGAATTGAACAACAAGGAGGCGGTGCGAATACGTGATACGTATGGTGATGCTTTAGAGCGATTGAAAAAGATATACGCCGAAACGACGGAGGAAATCTTAAAGATGCATATATCATCAGAGAAGTATGGCAGTTCTTGGGTTCGGTGGCTTGCAAAACTTAAATATAAAGCTGAAATATACCAAAAGACGGTAGAGAAGATAGCCGATGCCTATGCTTCTATGAGTTATACAGCGGATAAGGCTTTAGGCTTAAAGAAGTATGATGATAGCCGAAAGCAGCTTGAAAATCTCGCACAACAGCAGATACTTATCCAACAGCAGATGGATAAAGAAAGCAGCAAGAAGAAAAAAGACAAAGGCAAGATACAAGACTACAAGAACAAGATAGCCGAGATAGCCGCTGAAATGGCTGCCGTAATTAACGAAATGTTGGAAGATATTATCGGGCACACCGCCGCCGATTTGGCTTCTGAACTCGGCAATGCTTTCTTTGATGCCGCAAAGCAAGGCGAGGACGCAATGGAGGCTTGGCACAAGAAAGTAAACGATATTGTTGGCGACATTGTGAAACGAATGCTTATCACTCAATATCTTGAACCACAGATAGGTAAGATATTTGACAAGTATAAAAAGAAGTGGTTCGGTGAAGACGGTAAATTTAAAGGTATAAAGAATGTCATTGCTTCTACCGATCAAATGGCAGCCGATATTAGGGAAGCAGGCAATTTCTTTAGTCAGATATATAACACTCTTTCTGATAACTTAAAGCAGTATTTTGATGATACAAGTAGCCGTGAAGCATCAAAAAAAGGTATCGCTAATGCATCGCAGGAAAGCATAGATGAACTTAACGGACGTGCAACCGCCATACAGGGGCATACTTATAACATCTGTGAATACACAAAGCAGATAGTTATGACAACGAGCTTGATATTACAAAGCATCGTAAATATAGAAAGCGAAACGAAAGGTTTCGGCGCAAGGCTCGAGCGTATGGAGGGCAATTTGAAAGGTGTAAAAGACACAGTTGATGATATTGCATTGCGGGGTATCAAGATACAAAATTAGTAAAAAAAGAGAAATGGATATGGGAAAGATAGAACTATTAATACAGCAGGTGTACAAACAAGCAAAGGAGCTGGGAGTATGCTCCCTCTTCACGGGCAAGGAGCGTACATTAGAAGAGGTTGTGCATCTTTTATCAACCCCGCAAGGGGTTGAGTTTTGCATTGATAACCATTTTCCGAATATAGCAACATTCCGATTGTTCAAGCCCTACGATATGGAGAAATTCGGAATATACATAGACGCAGGAGTTATCACTCTTGATAATCCCCGCAATGCCGTACTTGTGGGGGACACGACGGCGACTATCAACTGCGACACGCTCGATAATCACGAATTGATATTGTTACACGGGGCGCAGGCAGTATTGAATGCTTCGGGGTGGGCAGTGTGCAAAGTTACCGCTGAGGCAGGATGCAACGTTACTCGCAAGGAAATAGATAATGCTATAATATTATAAAGAATATGAAGGGCAGGTTGTATATAGATGGGAAAGACGCATATACCGAATACGACGTATATGTCATTCAAGGCGGTTGGAATGAACTTATCGCCTATCCTCCATTGAAGTCTGTCGCAACTAACGATTGGCAGGAAGAAGATGGAATAGAAGCAGATTTATCTTCTCCTATTTTAGATAGCAGGGAGGTCTCTTTGAAAGTAGCCTTTTCGGGGTTGTATAGCCGCTTTGACCTATTTATAGAATTGCTATCCGATAGGGCTTATCATACTTTTGAATGCACTTATATACGCCGTAGTTACAGGCTCAGATTGGTTTCATTACCCAACTTTGAAGAGGCAGAGCTGTTGGGTATGGCAACTTTGAAGTTGGCAGATGACTTCCCAATGCAGAATTATAGCTATATTGCACCAATGAGCAATATCCCTACAGTAAATGATTACTCATTTGACGGTTATCCATTTACACGGTATGGAGTTCGCATTTTACGAGGTACCCGTAATGAAGTTATGCGAACTCCCGATGTAAAGCAAAATCTTTTACGCAATATCGAAACCAATATGGGAGCATTATATGACGACAATAATGTTACATTCAAGAGTAAAGATATAAAGCTACAATGTCTTTTACGTGCTGATACATTAAATGAATTATGGCACAATTACGATGCGTTGTTGTATGATTTGACGCGCCCAAATGAACGGATGTTAGAAGTAGATGGAAATGAAATTCCTTTCTATTATAGGAGTTGTCAAGTAGCTGAATTCTATCCCGATGGTAAGATTTGGTTGCAATTTTCGATAACGATAACCATTACAGGTAACTTGCGCTTGTTGTCTAATTTCATCGCATTATATAGCGAAGATGATATAGTTATTCAAACAGAGAACGAATATTTAATAGAAATTTAACAAATAAAAAAAGATATGAAGAAAATCAAATTATCAGAGTTGCCGATATGCACTTCTTTAAAGGGCTTATTTACGCTTGGCACGGACGAGAACAATCGTTCTGTGCGTGTGTCTTTGGAATTCATAAAGAGTATGGTAGATAAGGCACGTATAGATATTCAAAGTGCTATAGAGGACGCAAAAAAAATAAAAAAAGGAGATAAAGGAGAGGACGGAAAGGACGGTCGTATCGCCTTAGTCAATCACGGCACGAATGACACTACGTTTGCCCTTACGCCGAATGTTATGCACGTATGGGGTGAGGTGGAAAGGCTTACTTTGTCGCTTGCACCAAATACAGAGCCAAACATACGTGCAGAGTACGACTTCCAATTTACAACACCAGCCAACAAGGCGACAGAGTTTCAATTGCAGGGTGTTCAGTGGCAGGGAGAAGTCGTGCCAACCATTCTAAAGGGGAGAACTTATCAAGGTATGGTTGTAAATGGCTTTGCAGTGTTAATTGGCAATTAGGAGGTAAAGTTATGAGTTACAGATATTATATGATGTCAATAGTCAATAAGCTTATATGTGGCGTTGATTTCAGCAAGCAGCCAGACAACGAAATTTGGTACATATCGATTGATGGTCAAAAATTAGAGGGAGTTTCTTTTATAGGAGGTTGGGGCTATCAGCAAGGTTTGGAAGTTGTTTCCCACGTCTATGAGAATGGCATTGGAAAGATAGTATATAATACTGATGTTAAGATATTAGGTGAGTCAGCATTTAGAGTATTAGACCGTAAATATAAACAAGCACTACTAATATCACTTCCAAGAAAGGTGCATACTATACAAGCATGGGCTTTTGATAGTGTAACTAATAAGTTGAATAGCCTTGTGTTGTTGAATGGAGAGTTTAAAGGTAACATACTTCCAAGTGAGAGAAGGTATAGACCTACAATATCTAATTTATACGTAATGCAAGGGTGCGCGTCGTATTATACAGATATGGAGTATAACGTAATAGAAAAGAAAATATGATACAGTGGATAAATAAAAAAACAGGAGAAGTCTATAATAGGCAAAATATCAAAGTTGGAAAAGATTTTATTATCAACCCAACCGAAGAAACGTTGTTGGAATATGGCTACGAAAAAGTAGAAGTGCCCGAAGACAAGTTGCAGCAAGCTATTGATGCAAAGGTTGCCGCAATTAAGGCTTACGACAATAGCGAAGCGGTGAACTCTTTTAGCCTTAACGGTATGTCCGCTTGGATAAACAGGGAGGACAGGATAGGCACTCGCAGGGCTATTGAACTTGATGTTGCAAATGGCTTAACGGAAAGCGAGATTTGGCTTAACGGTCTTAAATTGGTCGTTAATAGCCAATTAGCCTTAAAGTTGCTCGATGCGGTGGGACACTATGCCTACCAAGCCTATAATGTAACGCAGGCGCACATCTTTGCAGTAAAGCAGCTTACATCGGTAGAGGAAGTCGAGAAATACGACCATACCACCAACTATCCGCCAAAGTTAAGCCTAAAGACAACGTAACATGACGGTATTATACATCATATCGCTGCTCATTATGGTGGCTTATTTAGTTACTATGGCAGCTTTGCACGGCATAGGAGATTACGTAAGCGATTACGCCTATATGGGAAAATATAGGTGGGTGTTTTCCGCAACTATGACAACAAGTAGCATCACTCTATTGCCCGTGATGCTGGAGAAAGGCGGCATTGCTCCTTTCTTGGCACTATTTGCCGTATTTGGTCTTGTGTTGGTAGGCGGAGAACCACTTTACAAGAAAGAAAAAATGCACTCTGTAGGGGCATTTACGGCACTTGTCAGTGGCACTTTGTGGATGGCAACATTTCATCCATTTATAGTGGGAGTAACGGCATTATGCTGGGTGGTGTATCGACTATTCAAACTGCCAAAGCCTTATTATGTAGGCGAGGTAGCTGCACTAATTTTGATTTATTACACAATAATAGGATAAAGAAATGAGGATATTCAATATACATAAGCAACTTATACTCAATGTTGAAGTAGATGATAGCAGTTACAGATACAGGGCGATAAAGGGAGAACATAGTTTGACGCTTAAATACTCGCTTGCTGAACACGTTGAATTGCCCGTTGGGTGTTATTGCTTATATCAAGGCGAGAGATATTCACTTGAGCGCCCCGAAAGTTTCAAAATGAAGCATACTCGATATTTCGAGTACACGGTAACAATGGAGGCGTATCAATCCAAATCTAAGATATGGAAGTTTCGCAACCTCGTAGACGGTAGGCTTAAATTCCCACTTACAGCAAAGCCTATCGAGCACCTACAGATGTTCGTAGACAATATGAACACACGTGATAAAGGTTGGAAAGTTGGTGAGTGTATAGATGGAACGGAGCACCTTATCAACTATGACCACAACTACTGTTGGGACGCACTCAGTAAAATGGCTTCCGAGTTCAAGACAGAGTTCGAGATAACGGGTAAGAAAGTATCACTACGGAAAGTAGAGTATAACAAGAATAATCCTCTGTCGCTTTCGTATGGGCGTGGAAACGGCTTTAAATCGGGATTGGGACGCTCAAATAGCAGCAACACTCCACCTATTGAAATTCTTTTCGTGCAGGGCGGCACAGCGAATATTGACCGTTCTGTGTACGGGTATAGCGAACTCCATTTGCCAAAGAAGCAGATAATAGACTACGACGGAGAGCATTTCAAAGGAGAGGTTGGTTTTAATGTTAGCAATTCTCGACGTTATATCGTAGACGATTTGGGCATGTCTATCCGTCGTTTCGATAAACAGCTTTCTTCGCTTGCAGAGGATAGCCTTGATTGTTCGGATATATATCCGAAGCGTGTCGGTACGATAAGCGAGGTTATTGTTGTTAATAGCGACAAGAATTTCTATGATATTGTAGACAACACCATACCCGATGCTCTAAACTACGAAAATTGCCTTATCAAAGGAGAAACGATGACTGTTATCTTTCAATCGGGTATGCTTGCTGGTAGGGAATTTGAAGTGAAGTATTATCACTCCGCAAGGACAACAAACGGCACGTTCAAAGCTGCACGCCGCTTTGAAATCGTCCCTCAAGAGATTGACGGGATAACGATGCCTAACGATGTATTCGCACCACAGGAGGGCGACACTTACGCCATATTCAAGGTGATGCTCCCACAGGCTTATATCTGTGATAACGCCACGAAGACGGGGGCAGAATGGGATATGTTCAAAACGGCTGTAAAATACTTATTCGATAATGAAGAGCAGAAATTCACCTTTACGGGGGAACTTGATGGTATTTGGGCTAAAAGAGATTGGGTAAATATCGGCGGGCGTATCATTCTTGGTGGCTATATTCTATTTCGTGATGACCGCTTCCAAAAGGAGGGCGTGCTTGTTCGTATCACTGGCATAAAGGACTATATCAACAACCCTCACAGCCCTACGATAGAAATCTCCAACGATACGATAAGTGGAGGATTTACAAGCGAACTAAAGAAGTTGCAAAGCGATGAAGTACTTGTAGAAGAAAATCACAAGCAGGCTATTCAATTCACTAAACGACGCTTCCGAGACGCAAAAGAAACAATGGAGATGTTGGAGCAAAGTATGTTGGAAAATTTTACGAACTCAATAAGCCCTATCGCCATACAGACGATGCAGTTGCTCGTAGGCGATGAAAGCCTACAGTTCCGTTTCGTTGAAAACGCCAACAGCACAACATCTATCAATCACCCATTCAACTATGATGCTGGAAGAAAGTTCTTTCATACTGATGGCGGCATCATACAGCATTTAACGCTTGGTATAAATAGCCTCTCCTCACAGCGGAGCGCAACAGCTTATAAGTCGTGGGCAATATCGGGCTATACATCTGCCGTCCTCGATGATGCAAAGAAGAAATACTATCTGTATATCAAAGCCTCTAAAAAGAGCTGGTATGGTGATTTCGTGCTTTCTGAAAGGGCTATCAAAATGGAAGAAGTAAGCGGATATTATCATTTTCTCGTAGGTGTTCTGAATAGCGAATACGAGGGTAACCGTAGCTTTGTGTCTTTGTATGGCTTTACAGAAATACTGCCTGGACGCATCACAACGGATAGAATTGTGAGCAGCGATGGGGATAGCTATTTCGATATGGCGGCGAATTCTATGAGGCTTGGAGATAAGTTGAAGTATATAAATGGTATTCTATATCTTGATTTCCTGTTCTCAAAGGGGGCTAACATCGGCAATTGGATATTTGATGGCGTATCTTTGAAATCCCAAAACGGAAAAGCTTCTTTAAATGGCGTTACGGGAGATGTTGATATTAAAGGAAAATTTCTCGGACAAATAAATGCAACAAGTGGGAGCTTTAAAGGGGCTGAAAATATGTTCGAATTGCTATTAGATGCTGATAATAGAGTTTTCAGCATTAAAGGACCGAAGTTCGTAGAAAAGGACTCTTTTATTCCTAAGCAGGGAACTTCTCAATTCGAATATATAACGTTTGGGAACTTTATAGATGTCGGATATTCTAATACAATTGGAGGCTTTATTACACCGCAAATAATAATGCGTCGTCCAAATCAAGATGGAACGGTAAGCACAGTAACAATTGATGCATTTAATGGATTGTCATTTGATAACGGACATAATGGGAAAAATTTCTTCTCGTGGGGCGTATTAAGTCTTGACGTAGATAGTATCGATACTTCAAGGGAAAGAACACCAAAGGGTATGCTGTATAGAGATGGAGAGTATTTAAAGATAAAGACAGATTAAAAAAATAAAGAAAAGTGATTATGTTATAAACATTTTTGCTATCTTTGTGCTGTGAAATCATCGATGCAGTAAGTATTAATTTAGATAATATGAGAAAATAATATGGTTGATTTCTTGCGAACGGCAATAGCAGCATTATTCAGCTGCTTGCTAACTTTATTTTCGCCGATACAGGACATCCTTATCGGTATGGTGGTACTATTCGCCGTGAACGGCTTATTTGGCTTAATTGCCGACATCATAAACGGCAAAGGGTGGAAAATGTACAAAGCGACAAAATTTCTAATACAATGTTGCGTGTACTTTACGCTTATTATGGCATTATTCGTTGTCGGACACTTTATCCATAAAGACAACGAGGCAGCGACGTGCGTAAGTGTTGTAAGTATAATCACTACGTGGGTATTTAGTATTAACATTTTACGAAATAGTCGCAACAGTTGTCCGAAAGATAGTTCAATGTACAAGCTATTCGATATACTATACTATGTAGTTAGCATTCAAGTGGTGGAAAAGATACCATTTGTCGCAAGCTATATGGCACGTAAGGCAGAAGAGCAAAATTAGGATGTTTATAGATTTCTTTTTTCATTAATTGTTTTTTGGGGTTGGATTTATTAGATGTTCATTCGTGCCCTTGCCCGTGATGGGTTGGGGCACTTTTAAAAAAGGGATTTAATATGGCAAATTTCACAATAACAGAAATGGTGCGCTCGGCAACGGCACAGAAGTTGGGAATAGATAACACCCCATCGGGAAGCGTTCGGGCGCATCTATTGGAAACGATAACGCTTCTTGAAAGCATTCGGAATGAATGGGGTAAATATTGCGATGTGCACAATCTCGGTACTCCCTCATTGATAGTATCGAGCGGCTACCGTTCGATAGCACTGAACAAGGCGGTAGGCGGAGTGAAGAACTCATCGCACGTGTTGGGCTATGCCGCCGACCTTGTACCCGCCAATGGTAAGCAAGATGATTTTGAACGCTTTATGTCGGAAGTGTTCGCAAAGAAAGGATACGCCTACGACCAAATAATCGTAGAGCGAAGTAAAAATGCCCGATGGGTGCACGTAGGCTACAAGAAAGCCGACGGCAAGCAGCGTCGGGAGTGTTTCAAATTAAAAGTGTAGAGATATGAAGAAATTAATAGGTGCGTTCTGGGCATTATTACTTTGCATCGTTATTACGATGTGCGGCGGTGCGTGCAGAACAAAGAGGGTAGCCTCAACAGAGAGCAATAGACGCACGTATGACAGTGCGCAAGTAGTAAAGGAAAAAGCCAATGTTAGGTATTCACTCATTGACACGACGGCAACGAGCGAGTACACTCGTATCATAACAGAATATATTTTCGATGCACCCGTTTACGATAGCTTTGCTCCCGACATAAATGTCGATAGCAAAATACCAATGCTTGTAAGGAATGCCGATGGAAGCCTACGTATTAATTACGGGTTAAAGGGAGTTCGACAGACGGAAGAGGCTACAAAAAATGAACGCAAAGGAGTGTCGGAGCGCAAAGATAGCACGGGCAATAAGGTAATCAATACAAAGGTTAGCGCAACGGAACAAAAGAAGCGCAAGGATAAGAAGTTGGAGCAAGTGCAGATTGCCGAGCCTGCCAAGTGGTGGCAAGCCTTTATAGCTTCCTGCATATCTTTTGCTGTAACTTTATTATGTCTTCCATATATAAAGCGAACTTCCTTATATAAATGGCTTGTTAAGCACATAAGAAACTCCCTTAAATCGGAATAA